GAGAATGAAGGTGGTGCTACCATTAATGACTGGCATACAAGACATCAAGATTCAAAACTTGAAATTTATTGTGACAACCATCCAGACGCATTAGAGTGTAGAGTATACGATGAATGATGAACCAATAACATCTGAGGATGCTGTACAATCGAATAAACTTTTTAGTAGAAAAGGTTATCTAAAACAGTTTGAATCACCAACAGTTGAGAAAGAATTAAATGGTGGACAATCCCTTGCAAAAAATGTTAGGGAAGAGTCTAGTACCTTTGTAAAAAAAGAGAGTGCTAATTTAAGAAAAACCAAATCAAAGGAAGTTGAATGGGCACCTGTAAATTACACTGAAAGTAAGACAAGAATGCGAAGATCTAAGACAGTTTAAAAAGTGTCACAACCCCCTTTACAGGGGGTTTTTTAATGCTATAATATTTACAGGAAAACAAACGAGGTTCCTAACTACTCTGACTTAGAAGCAGAGACATGATGTTAAGGTAATGCACTGTCCCCTCAGTTTTGTTTTCCTCCACCAATAAACGAGGAGATGGATGTGCCTCTCGGTTCGCAACCGAAGAAAGAACTAACATCCCACGTGTTTTTTATTAGGAGACAATGAACATTTACCTTGACGGGTTTAAAGGTAATCCGTCTGCCTTTGGTTTAGGAGAAACCACAACCACATATAAAGATAGACATAAAGGTAGAGATTATGGTAAGTCAAAGCAAGATTTAGCAGCAGTTGGTAGTGCAAGAATAAAGAGAGGATGGTGGACAGATTTTGATGGTAGAGATCATAAGATACATAGATGGTTAAAAAAACAACGTGGTATTACACAAACTGGTAGAGAGACCTTTAGAATTGAAGAAGGTTATGGTTTAAGTATCGACGTTGTTAAGGATCTTATTGAAGAAGAGTTCTTTACAGATAATGTAGAGGAAAAAGAATATCGTAAACTTCGCAAACATCAGGAAGAGTTTGTATCTGAGATAACTTCAACATGGGATGAATGGAAAGAGTATTTGTTATTTGCTAAGTGTCGTGCAGGTAAATCTACAATGGTTCTTTCCTCTATTGTAGAGAGTGGTGTTAAAGTATCCTTAGTTGTTTCATATAGAAACTCTCCTAAACAATCATGGAGAGATGATTCCCAAGAGTTTAAAAACTTTGATAATATTGTATTCATTGATATTCGTGATGGAGAGGTAGATCAGTTTAAGAGTGAGATAGAGTATTGGATGGGAACTAATAAACAGATAGTTTTATATTCAACTATTCAAGCTCCTAACAGATATAAAAACTTACCTTGTAATATTGATCTGATAGTATTTGATGAAGCACATCTTGGATATGAGGGAGATCAATGGATAAGTCTTAGAGATCACTTTGATACAAAAGTATTGTATGTCTCAGGAACTGCAAATAAAATCTTAGAGGATTTTCCTAGATTTAGATTTGTATATTCATACTTTGAGGAGCAGTTGTATAGACTGCAAGGTATAAAAGAGTATGCAAATTCTCCACAGATGAGATTGATTCTTGCAAAGTATGAGTCTAGTAAATATCAAGATTTGTATGGAGATGATCCTGATGCGATGGGTAACATTTTTAGGGTAAACAAGGATGAAGATGATTTTGTTGAACCAATATTAGTTGATGAATTTATGAGTAAAGTTTTTACTCAAGATGGAATAAAGTATAACAAAAGAATATTAAAGAATTCTAGACATATAATGATAACTTTGCCTTCTATGGCATCATGTCATGCACTTGTAGATTATTTTAAATCAACAAGATTTAAACCATTAGTTGTAACTTCAGATACTAGAGAAAATTCTGATACAATCCGATCACATATTGATACTAATACATCTACAGTTATTTTAACTAAAACTGCAAATGTTCTTGGTTTAACTGCAGAAGGTATTGATACTGTTATGAATTGTGCAGAAGGATCATCAAGAGAACAATGGACACAGTTTGCTTTTCGTGGTGGATCCACAAAGAGAAACTCTTGGGATGTAATTGATTTTTGTCCAGAACGTTGTTTTACTACAATCAGAAACATGTATTTTACTGCATGTGATTTGAATCATGAGTTAACAGAATCTGAGTATGAACTTCTTGATTTAGTTCCTATCTTTGAATACTTCTCTGATTTTGAAGAAGTAACTCCAGAACGTCTAAATGAAATCTTATCTAATGATGTAGACAGTGCAGTATCTTTAATATCAGGTATTGTATCTCAATTAGATTTTCTTAAGTTAGGAGACATTGAATTTGATAACTTTCAGAAGAGTGCAAAGTTATCTTCATGGAGTTCTTTTACAGTAAATGAGAACAATGCTAACGCAAAGAGTAATAAGAAACTTACCAGTTCATCTAAATTTTCTACACACTATGATAAGTCTGAGATAGCACAGAAGACAGAGACTATTCAAGCATATATGGAGAGAATAGGATTAGTCATCTTTCATATGATTAAGAATAAATCAACACCTAAAAGTGTGGATAGTATTCTTAATTCAGAATATTATAAACATGATACAGGAGATACTACTGGTATTATTAAGACTTGTTTAGATCAGAAGGTTATACCTAAATCATGGATTAATAGAATCGATCAAGGGATTGTAGATATAGAACATTCTATGTCTAAAGATGAATGTGGAACTTTACAGAAACTTGCAACTACTAGGAAGAATCAAAAGACACTTTCATTAGATATTCTTGATAGAATAATTCCTTTAAAAAAGTATACAACTGAAAAGTTGTATATACATGGAGATCCCTCTGGACTTCATTCTTTATATGCAATAGAGAATAAGGATTGGGAACCTGATGATATAGTGGTATGGGAGAATGATCCTACACATCACTATGCAATAAAGCAGATTAATGCTAAAATTAATGTAACTGACGATCTTTCTAATTACAATATGCAATTTAGTGCGACAGTTGGCAATCCACCATATACGGATACATCTACAGTAACAGGTGCAACCACAGGTGGATGTGCAAAAACTTTAGATACACATTTCTATCTAAATGCAATGAATAGGTCTGATTATGTATCAGAAGTAATCAGATCAAAACACTTTGCCAAATCCACATCAAAGTTTAGAAGAACTTTGTTTTCAACACCAGGTATTGTTTCTATTGAAGCATTATCTCCTGATACATTTCCATCTATATCAATGACAGAAACATGTATCTGTACATGGAAACGTGGGTATACTGGTACAACAAAATTAACCTATCTTGATGGTACAGTAAAGAATATTCAAATTACTGCTGATACTTGCATTAGATTTACTAATCCAGATTTTGTTTCAGATGTTCCTAACAATATGGGACATCGTTATCAACGTGGAGATTTGAACTTAAATCAGTTGATTGAGGGGGAGTATCCTATGATAACCACAATGGGTGGTAAAAATGGAGAGATGCAAGTTACTAATGTTGATAAGTCTCAGTATACTTGTTGTGTTAATCAACATGGAGTTGTAATGAATAGTAAATATGGTGGACAAGGTTTTGGACAAGTTCGTATTAAACCATATGATCATGCTATCAGTGGATCTACAGTTATTATAAAAACATCTTCGGAAGAAGATAGTAACAAACTTGCAGATTATTTAAGATCTGATAAGGTACATCAAATGGTTCTAAAGAACAGAATAGTTAATACTAACTCAAAAGAATTATTCAGAACTATTCCTGATATTTTATGAAGAGAAACGACCATAATAAAAGTGTAGGATCTGCAATTGAGAGATCGGATGATAGGATAAACGCTACTAGCGAAGTGTTTACACCTATGGATATTTGTGTTAGAATAATAAATGATATACCAGATGATATAAAAAAGAACCCCAATTCTACTTTCATAGATAATTCAGCAGGTAGTGGTAACTTTTTAGTTACTCTTAAAAATATATTACTGCAGTATCATGATGAGGAACACATATTAAACAATATGTTGTATGCAGTAGAACTTATGGAGGATAATCATCTTGAATTGTGTAAGAGATTGGGTGTAGAATCCGATCATCCGCATTATGTTTGTCATGATGCATTAACTTATGATTATAGTTTCGGAGAACCAGTTGGATTAGAGGTATTTTATGACTGAAGAAATTGAAGAAAAGAAAGAAGGTACAAAGCATCATCAACTTTTCCCACCTTCAATTATTATTAAGGATAACATTTCCATCCCAGAGGGGTGGATTGATAAATGTGAGGAATGGTGTAAGAAGTATGGGAAGTACATTGATCATGGCAGACTTTGGACAACTTATGGTTCAAATAACCGAGCACATGTAGTTCCTTGGATTTACAAAGTGTTAGAACCTTTAGCTCCCCCAGAAGCATTTGATAATTCTTGGGTTCAAGTATATGAACCTGGTGGATTTCATCCAATACATAATCATGCAGGAACAAATATAAGTGGTTCTGGTTGTTTGTTCTTAACAGAAGGACAATCTACTTATTTTCAAGATCCATTACATCGATGTAATACAACAACTTCTAAAGTTGAATGTGGTGATGTATTGATTTGGGATCCAGAAATATATCATTTCAGTCCACCTGTAATGGAAAGAAGAATAATTTTAGCATTTAATTTAACAAAAGGTGATACATTAACATGATAACTAATTTTTCTGACATGATAGCAGAGTATGATGATGTAATACCTGCAGATAAATGTAAAGAGATCATTGATAAGTTTGAATATGATCAGCGTAAGAGTAAGGGTATTACAGCAGCTGATACTGAGGGAAAAGCTACCCAAGAGAGCATCAAAAAATCAACTGATTTATGGATATCTCAATGGCCAGAGTGGGAAGAATATGATCATTACTTTTTTGAGAAACTTTCTCCCCATGTAAAACAATATCTAATGTTCATAAAAGAAAGATTAGGTGATGATGTTCAATCAAAAGGAGATTTAGTTGACTCTGGATATCAAATACAAAGGACTAATGTTGGAGAAGGATATGGGTGGCATGCTGATGATGATGTTTCTCCAATTTTAGATACAATTGTATTCCCTTTAAGAGGATACACAGATTCTGGAAGTGTTCTATGTGCAAGAAGATTATTCACATATATGTGGTATCTGAATGATGATTTTTCTGGTGGAGAAACACAATTTAGAGTAGGACCAGGAAAGGATGATATATTCAGTGTGGCACCAAAACAGGGTAAATTAATTTGTTTCCCTGCTTCATGGTATTTTCACCATAGAGGAGATATTGTTACTAAGGGTAGTAAGTATGTATGTACTGGATGGTTAAGTGATCATGTAACTACATTTTCAAATGATACAACTGGTTTATCAGAACAGTTTAGAAAAGATGCTAAATCAGCAGGTAGAAAAATGCTATTGCAATTTAATCAAACTACAGGTAGAATAGAACTGGACGATGCTATGAAAAAACAGAAACAAAATGCAGATACATTTAAAGGAATGTATCCAAAGTTATCTGAATTAGATACCATCGTAGATGAAAGTACACAGGATAGAGGTATTTAAATTGAGTATTTCTGATGAAAAGTTCTATGCACAAAGAGATGCAAACTTTAAGGACAGAGTTTATAGAATTTTGTTCGATGATCCTTCAGGTCATAGTGATCAGGAAGTACTTGAGTTAATCAGTAAACTAAAGGAGGTATCCAAATGAGTATTATGGGAACCATACATAGAATGGAATCAGATTTAAATGAATCTGAATGCGATTTCCTAATTGATGTTCTCTTAGGAAAAGATATTGATGCATCTAAACAAAAGTTTGATGTTAATGCTCGAACAGTTTTGAAAAAATTAGGTGCTCAGGCAGATAGATTAGAAGAAATTAAAAATAATTTCAATACCTATGTGCCACCTCTTAAAGTGGATAGAGAACGACATGGAAAGGACTTAGACCTGTTATCATAGAGATATGAAAAAATCAATCCTACTTACGACAACAGCAGCAGTATTATTATCTGCTGCACCGTCTTATGCTTCATGGAGACATGTAGATGGATCAAGATGTTATCAGACTAGAGAAGAATATATTCCTGGTAGATTTCGTGATGATGGAATGTGGATGCGTGGGTATGTAACACTTGATAAGTTTGAAGTGCCTTGTAGAAGGACAAATTCCACTTATGGAACAAAGATTTATCGTCATCATGAGCATACTCCTACCAAACATTCAGGTAAATGTGATTCAAATAAAACAACTCTTGGTGCCATCGGTGGAGGTGGTCTTGGAGCTGCTTTAAGTAGAGGAGATGGTCGTTGGTGGGCAATACCTTTAGGAGCATTTATAGGAGGATCATCTTATGGATGTAATTAACAACTAACTTATTTTTAAAATGACTGAACCACCACTTCCAAAATATCCTGAGAGACTAGAAAGGATCATTCGCAGTAAAGAAAAATGGCCTAAGGAGGACAAATGACTACACAATCAAATGAAGAGAGAGATCCATTATTGGATGATTTAGATGAAGCAATTGCACAAGGTCCTATTATATTCACTCCAGATGAGGAGTTCTTAAGAAAAATTGAAGAGAGAATGAATGAGCAAAAAGATTAAGAGTGTATGCATCGTAGGTGGTGGATCATCTGGTTGGATGGCTGCTGCAACATTTGCAACACAGTTTCCAAAGATGGATGTTACCATCATTGAGAGTCCCGACTTTCCTACATTGGGGGTTGGAGAGAGTACTCTTGGTGGTATAAAACATTGGACATCATTGATAGGTCTTACTGATAAAGATTTTCTAACAGAGATAGATGGTAGTTATAAATTAAGCATTAAATTTACAGATTGGTTGGGAAAAGATACAGGAGGATTTCATTATCCATTTGGAGAGTTCCAAAGACCAATAGAACAAGTAGGACCAAACGATTGGTGGTTTTTAAAAGGAAATAGAGGTGGTCTTGATAGTAATTCATACTCACGTTGCCATTATCCTATTACAGCAGTTGCAGAGAGCAATAAAATGTCTGATGATAGCACTGGTAAGACACCTGGTTTTTCCTTTGCAACTGATACTGCATTTCATTTTGATGCTACCGCATTTGGACAATATCTTAAAAAGAAAGTATGTCTTCCAAAGGGTGTAAAGTTAATTAATTCTACAGTTGAAGAGGTTAATACAAATGATGATGGAGTAGAGTCTCTGGTTTTATCAGATAAACAGAAATTAACTGCTGATTTATACATTGATTGCACTGGTTTCAAGAGTTTGTTGTTAGAGGAGGCATTGGGAGTTAAATTTAATACTATTGAGAATATAATTCCAAATAATAAAGCATGGGCAACTCATATACCATATACAGATAAAAATAATCAGTTACAACCATATACTAATTGTACTGCTCTCAACAATGGATGGGCATGGAACATACCTTTATGGTCACGTATTGGTGCAGGGTATGTTTATAGTGATAAGTATATTAGTGATGATGAAGCTCTTGATGAGTTCAAGGATTACATCCGCACACGTTATGATAATATCCCTATTGAGGATCTTGAATTCAAACCCATTACAATGAGAAATGGAATACATGAAAAGGTATGGGAGAAGAATGTAGTTGCAATTGGTTTATCAAGTGGATTTGTTGAACCATTAGAGAGTACAGGATTAATGACCACATATGAATGGTTGTTATCATTAATCTCCATATTACGTAAAGGTTTTGTTAATCAGTGGGATAGAGATTCACTTAACCATGCACTTACAAATGTTTTCTATGGACATGCAAACTTTGTTGGTATGCACTATGCATTGAGTTCAAGAGATGATACACCATACTGGCAGGATGTAACAGAGAGAGTAAGAATTGACCCAACAGTTAATAATTCATTAAACTATGAAACTGACATGGGAGAGAATCTTGAATTGTTATACTATGCTATATCTACACATAAGTATCATCAGTATACTGAGGGTAACGCAGGGTTCCCTGTTATTGCTGCAGGAATGAATTATTCTCCAATTGATGCGAAATTACATAGAGCATTGGGAGTCTTGAAAGAATTTGATCCAGATACGCATTGTGATAGGTTAGATCAATTATATAAAGATACTCAACAAAAATATATAATTTATGCAGATACTTGTCCATCTCTTTATGAATACTTATCTAAGAATATACACGGATCAAATGAGGATATGACTTTTGTTGGGACAGAAGATAATGTGCCACAAGGGATATATGATCAAATGCCTAATCGTATTAAAGAAAAGGTAAAAAAAGAAAAGAGAAAAGGTATTCCATTGTCTCAGAGAGATAAGAAACAAAAATGGAAACAAAGACCCAAAGGTTTCGTTACTTATGAATGATGAAGAAATTGAACAATTTGTAGAACTAATGAGGAGTTATATGATTCGATCTGAACTTGAAATTATCAAGTGGAACCAGAGACAAGAATATTATAACAGTTTAGTTAAGGAGGCTACCAAAATGCAGGTTACAGTTGATTACTACAAGGATGAGTTCCTTGTTTAAATTAATTTTTTATGCTACAATAATTACATTCGGAGATACATAATTGACATCTAAAGATAATAAATTATCATGGAATAGTGATTCAAAAGTTCCGAATGGTGGTCCTGCTGGAGGATTTACCATTAATACTGGAATTAATGAAATACATAATGAAAGACCAGTATCTCCCTTTGAGGAGGAAAAAGAAATAAAAGTAACTGATAGAGATATCGGTGTTCTTTTTCCATCTTTACTCTTTAAATCAAGAGTTGATGATACAGAATTCATTGATTCTGTTAAAGAGAGAATCATAGCAGCAACAAAAGATGAGAAAGCAGGAACTTTTTCAGGAGAACCTGGAGCACCAGATCCTGTAGGTTGGTACAGTTTCGATGATCTTCATCAAAAAGAAGGTTTTGAAGATGTACATAACTTTTTACTTAGAGAAGCTGCACAGGTCTTTCAATATTATGATTATAAGGTAGAACAAGTCTATTTGACTTCAATGTGGGCAAATGTTGGATTTAAACCATACTATGCTCATATGAATCATACCCACCCAAATTCTCTCTTTAGTGGAGTATGGCATATAAGTTGTCCAAATGTTGGAACACAATTTTGCCAAACAACAACTTTTAGTGATCCAAGACCTGGAGCAAGAGTTATTGAACCAAATGTCAATAAAGACTTTGCTGCTCATAATTCAGGTATAGTTTCACCAATTGTAAATAATGGTAGTTTGTTTATATTTCCATCGTGGTTGCCACATGGAGTAAATGCAAATTCATATCGTGATTATAATGGTATTCCTCGCATCACCATTGCATTTAATGCAATGATGGTAGGAAATATTGACACCCGCACCGCACCAATTCGATTTTCATAACATGGCAGCAATTAAAACATGGCAGATCATCCAAGAAACCACAATGGGATGGACTAAAATAGATGAGCCAAATTGTACTGGACTCACTAAGGAACAATGTAAGGTTAGATTAGAACAATTGATGAATGAAGGATTCAATCCTAATGACCTTAAAGCAGTTCCCGACTGATGGATGATAACATACAATACGAACCAGAAGTTGATGACTACGTAATCTGGGATCGAGGTGAGTATGGTAAGGATGAAGGTTGGGTCTATTTTAAAGGAGATCCAGTAGACAATGAGAAAAGAGTTAAGTTTGGATGGAATCCAGTTCCACGTTATATTACGATAGAAACTGGTATTAGAAGAAAACCATCCTGTGTGCATGCTAATAATGATCCGCACAAATATATTCATACATTATTGTTATGTTGTGAAGCTTCTTGGCATGAATTGAAGTTTGTCAAGAGGAGAGATAAAAAGGCACCAGATCATTATGCAGAGTATGATAACATTTCTGGTAACGACAGTTAAAACACATAGAGGACAGTAATGCGACATACAATATTTCCTGTATCTTATTATCAAGGACAGGTTGAGAACAATGAAAGGTTGAAGACTGATCTTTTACCTTTCATTAATAGTACAAAGAATACGTTAACACCACCAGAAGGATGGTTAACAACAAAAATTAAGACAAGTCATGAGAGAGACGATATTAATCGGTTCTTCATATCTCAAGGAGAACTACAAAGACAATACCATGATCTAATTAAAACTTTCTTTGATAAGAAGTTTCAATTGGAGGTCGATGAATGTTGGTATAATTGTTATGAAGATGAGGAGTGGCAAGAATCCCATAATCATATTGGCGATTCTTTAGATCCAAATCATTTTGCATGTGTTCATTTTCTATGCTATGATAAGAAGGTACACAGTCCATTGACCTTTACAGATCCAATGGGAATTACCAGATCTCATTCATTAGAGTTAGATTCCCATAATTATGAGGAAGCAATTTCTCCTGATATTAATGAAGGAGACCTATTAATGTTCCCTTCATACTTAATGCATGAGGTTAAGGCAAGTAAACCAACACCAGGTAATCCACGTATTACCATTTCATTTAACTTCGCAGTAACTTCATACGGAACAAGGTAATGGATTTTGTTTATGGTAAGGATGTTCCAATTCATATACGGGACAATTGGTTAACTGCAGAAGAACAAAAGAATGTTTTGATGTATTGCCAACATGCAAACTACACCTTTGGAGAAAAAGATGATAATGATGTAGCCCCTACAGGTATGAGTGCTGAAATTAAATCTTCAGAACTAATGTACCGTTTTTTCTATGAGAAGACTCAATCCCTTGTGCCAGATCTTTGTCTGGTTAGAATGTATGTTAATCTGTTCGCACAGAATGAAGTACCATACTTCCATACAGATGCAGATCAAGGAATGACCTTCCTATACTATCCACATCAACAAATGTGGACACCTAACTTCTTAGGACAGACAGAGTTCTATGTAAACGACAAGTCCTATGCAGTTGCACCCGAACCAAATCGATTATGTTTCTTTGATGCATCCATATTGCACAGAGCAACTGCTTTCCGTAACAAACACCGATTCACAGTCGCACTTAAATATGAATGATTCAGAATACGCATCCTGTGTCGATCACCTAGTAGAATCTATGAAACCCTTAAAGCTTGAAGAAGAAATCCCCCAAGAGATTAATGGTACAGTTACGGTTGAAACAGATAGCACTGTAACAGATTGTTATTGGTGCCAAGATCAAGAAAAGTATACCTTTACATATCAAGATCATAATGGAAGCGAAAAACCCCCATACCCAAAGTATACTATAATCTGCTACGGTAAAGAAACGATGCTTAATATTATGGAGAGGTTCGATGGATATTCATATTCTATAACCTAACTCTATATCTTCTCTTCTTCCCACTTCTCTATGGTTCTCCCCCATCGAGAGGCGCGAGGAAATTTTTTTGTCTAATATAAGTCTTATAAGGGGGTTACTACCATAAGGGCAACTAATTTCAAGCACCTCACAGGCGATTCTGAAGGGAGCAATTTTGTATAATATGATACTAAGTAAGTCTCTTTATCATATCTGCCCAATACTCCTTATCAGCACTAGTAATCCAAGGAGAATGAACCATTATATGGGCATGTTGTAACCATTGCTTATCATTCCAATCCTTACGTGGTTCCTTAATATAATCTTGTAATGACATTAATCTTCAGTCGGAGTATTAAAGACAATTAACCTGCAAGTGCCAATACAATTATAAAAAATATTCTAATCGATTCTGGGGATGTATCTATCATAAGTCTCTATACCAATCTTGTTTTACAAACTGCGATCTATTTTACGTAGTCCATACTCTTTAATGTATGCTTCAATAGCATCTTCGATCATCTTCGTGGTAAACTGATATGAATCAGACGACACATTACGAAGTCCTTTCTTTTGAGCAACTACATGTATACGTTGTATCTTATTTACCAGTTCTTCTTGTAATACAAAGTCTAATGCTTTCTTCTTCTCTTTTATATTGGCAACCCACTCTAAATTCTCAAGGCGATTATTACTTCGATTCTTATCTTTATGAATCACCCTTCGGGTAGGATCATCGCAAGGAAGAAATGCTAATGCAACTAACTTATGAATATAGAGAGTCTTTGCTTTACCGTTATCATCTCTAAGTCTACAGGTAAGATATGCACACTCATCTTTACCAGACCATACAGGTTTTCTTAACTTAGGAACCTTATACTTAAGAGACCAAAGGTTTCCATCAGTATCAATGGAATAACCACTGAAGTCCTCTAAGTCTTCTATTTCATTCAATACTTTATGCTTTCTCATCTTAGAGAGCAACACATAATAAAAGGGCAAAACCCAGTTATACCAATAACTTCTACCGATGAACCCATCATTGTACTTATAGATTGTACTTATTAGTATTTTATAAGTACAAGTACATTGAGAATAGGTTTTGGTAAACTGACTAAATAACTGGTTCTTTTAATTATACCATAAGTACAAGTACATTGCAATATTGTTTATAGTGTGTTATAATATGTGCATAAAGAAGGTAAAAAGTATTATGATTTAATGTTCAGATATTATGTTGACTTAGCGAGCGTACCATGAGACGCGGAGTTTGTCAACCCACGGGTCGCGATTTCGTAACACACAGGATCGGAAAGTACTTGTAATCTTATAAGTACAATGTTACTAAATTGTAACACAAAGATCTGGTATGTACATATATACTACTATGAGTTTTCTCGAAGAGCTTGCAATCTAGTCGAGAACCTGCTATACTATAAGTATTCTAATTCATCTCGACTATGTACGACGACTGTTGCGACTGGTACGATCTCGACTATACTACTCAAGGTGATCTCGACGAGACTTCTAGATCTAATCACGATAACTTACATGATCTCGACGAGGAATATTACTCTCGACGAGACTCTCAAGATTTCTACGAGCTCTCATTACAGTATTATGCATGATGAATCTCGACGAGCTTGCACACATACGTGCATCTAGTCGAGCGAGCCTGCATATACACATGTAATCTCGACGAGCCCATGTGCGTCACGTATGTACATCTCGACGAGAACGCGCACATATCTGCGCACATATACTGCATGCATCTCGACGAGCCTGCGCATGTATAATATGATACGTCGCATCTAGATTACATGTATACATGATATCATATGTGCACCTAGGTATCTGGCACATTATGACACTTTAAAAATTGGAATATTATACATACCTTTGTATGGGTTTAACCGAGATTATATCATGATACTAGAAAAGGGCAACAGCGAGTGTGCCAGTACGAGAATTGGATGAAAAAGAGATAGAATATAATAAGAATTACAACAATCGCAGCTGCGCAGCATGCAATCGATGATCTAGATGTGCCAAAGATCAAACTGGCACAAATTTGTCCCATTCGTTGGAGGATTTGCTATATTGGTTCTAGATACACAAATCTCTATGCACAACTTTCAGGAATTCGTTGATTACGTGTTCTCATTCTATGGGGCAGGTGGTCTGTATGATTTTGGATGCAGCAAGGAAGAGATAGCATTTGCCACACTCAAGTATCTTGATGATTTGGAAAATCCAGACACTAGATTCCCTGGGATGACATGGGGCAATGGCGACAGTCTCGACAGAGAAAGGGTCCGTGATTATCTGATGGAGATCTATGGGTATGAGTATGCATCCCAACAAGACAGGGTAAATCATTTTGATATCAGGTAGACCACCTGAGAAACTGTCCACTAAACCCCCACAGGGGGTTTTTTATTGGTATTATAAAGAAGTGGAAGGACTTCCACACATCACACTCTACGGGATTCATCATGAACGGTTGGAAAAACTACGAGACCTGGAACGTTTCTCTCTGGATTCAGAATGATGAGACCCTTTACAACCTTGCCCTTGCATCTGCGGGATTTCAAGATTTCATGAATGACATGATCGGGTGTGGGTGTCCAGTAACTGGCGACGGGGTTAAATGGGGTGATGCTGATTACTCTGAGGTCCAGTCAATGTTCAATGAGATGAAAGCAACAACCGACTTTCAATATTGGAAGTCTGCATTAGTCCACTTCTAGAAGTGTCCCATAATCCCCCTTCAAGGGGGATTTTTAGTATACAATGGAATTATGAAACACATTAAGACCTTCACCGATTCCCAATTAGAAATGCTTGTTGAACTAGTTGGGTTTGCATATGAGATGGACGTGCCCGATGCCAAGGGTTGGGACTCTCAGGAATTTGATGATCTTTATGAGGAGATTATTTCACCATGACCAAATATGAGCAATTTCAGGAATGGTTAGACCAGTGCCCTGTGGAAATTACCAACTACAAAGATTACACTGATGAGTTTGAGGTAAATTTCTCGGTACCGTGCGAGACTGAAGAGGAAGAGAATAGAGTGGCAGATAATAATGAGATTACATCATATGATACGATAGTAAAAAATGTAACGGGTTGGGAAGGGACAGATTAGAAACTGGCATACAACTCAGTGCGGATTTAAACTACCGCGCTTATAATAAAACTAAGTTAACAAACACACCCATGACTCTTCTCACTGAAACTACAGACCAAAACTTCCTTTTGGAGTACGTAAAGGATTACTGCAATGCCATTACTCAAAACTATCTGAACTACCATAAAAGGTGCTTGGAAAGAAATCTTGATCAAGAGCGTGGGGATATAGAGAAAAGTTTTGCACAGCAGCAATTAGACGAAATTGCAAACGGGACTGCTAACCTAATGAAGTTCCGCTTTGAAGTGGGAAGAAAGTATTATAAGATCATACAACAAGAATTCGACACCTTCCGAGATAGGAATGAGTGGCGCGATGGGTCTGTTCATTCGTTCGTAGGAAAAGAGAAATCTGTCCTAGGTAACGTATACAAACCCGCATCATGGAGGGCACCACACACAAAATACGTTAGATTCTCATTCTGCGAACCAACAGATCTACGTAAGTTACTAGATCCAAATTTCGTAGATTGGGCAGGAGGATATCTTTACCTAAGATAGACAGTAACCAAAGTGTCCACTAGGGGGTTACATGACCCCCTTTTACCCTTATAATAAGAATGTACACAATCAAGGAGGATCATGAGTACTGAACAACTTGAAAAAGACATTGCATTCTGCATTGATGACCTTGAACTCTCCAATGATGAAATTGGTGACATACTCAGGGCATGTGAACGACTAGGTGGCATCTCTGTTGAGTATTTCTGCGAAGAGTTCGTCTTTGCTTGTTATGATGAAGATGGCAATGAAGACCTAGATGCATTAGATCGTTGCCATGATGATGATCATCTAAAAATTGATTGGAGGTTAAACTAATGCCAAATTGGTGCAGCAATAGAGTAACCTTTTCCTGTCAAGATAGCGAAGAGGCACTAGAACAACTTAAAGAAATCAAGGAATTGTTCCTATCAGACAATATTTTTCAAAAGATTCTCCCACCACCCGATTGGAAGAACCTACCTTTAAGTGAAGAAGATCTTGAATACTTAGGACGCAAGCGTGGCGAAGTTGGAGAATTACCAGTTGAAAAACAGTACTTCCACCCAAATGGGAACCCGATTGAAAGTAAGACTTTAGTATTTGAATCAACTGGTGTTCATGATGATAGATGGTATAATTGGCAAGTTGAAAATTGGGGAACTAAATGGGATGTACACAGAGATCATATAGAATGGGGGGATGATGATGAAGATTACTGCGTAATTCATTTTGATACTGCATGGAGTCCACCCGAAGAGATTGCAGCAGAATTGAAAGAGAAATATGATAGGGTTTCAATTCAATGGTTCTATGATGAACCAGGAATGGAGTTCGCAGGATACTTATGATTATAAACTGGAATTGTAAAAAATTCCAGCTGCCCATGGACAGTTTCCAGACTGTCCACTAAACCCCCAATTCGTAGGGTTGGGGGACTATAATTTAAAAGTACACCAAAGGAGTTCTGAATGAGTTGCCTAGAAAATGAAATCATCAAAGAGGATTTTTTTGATGAGATGCTTGCAGATTTACAAGCAAGTCAAATTGGACTTCAGGAATCCGTTGAAACTCTGAATTCATTGGCAGAAGAATTTGCTCTTGAAAGATTCGAGGAGTTGAACTGATGCCAAAATTCAATTACTCTTTTTCATCCTCTGAGGATGAGTGTCTAACAGACATCATCGCATATTTTGTCGATCAAGGTCTGCCACCTGATTTCGATTTTAAGGCATTTGATTCGTTATCTGATAAAGTCCTTTTGGGGATTGCATCGGGCGACTGTAAGGTTGACCCACCTAGGGTCAATTCGTAAAGTGTACACCAATCCCCCAAATGGGGGGGTTGCGTGTCTATAATAATAGCATACACACGAATTTAAAACTATGAGATATTCAGTTCACTGCCCATCCGCACCTTATGAGAATTCCTCATTTGTTGACCTTGACGACTGTTGGGGATTATGCCTCGACTTATCCGAAGAGTACGGATACGCAGAAGTAAGATACGGCAATTGCCTGATGGGATCTTACACAAACGGACAGTAACCCAACTGTCCTTTTTTATTGGCAAAAATTCCAGCCTGAATCCAGTTGGCAAAGTGGCACCCATAATTCCCATTCGTGCATAAGATCGCTTATATTAAAAGAGTACACCCCAAAGGAGTCTTATGCCTGAACTAACTGACCTTGAGTGGAAAGTCGTTGAGATTTTCTGTGCTAGGGAAGAAATAACAGTTGATTATTTCATTGAAGAATTCTTTGGTACAGATGTATTCACAAAGGATTTCCTTCGTTCTCATCTCTCATTACTCCAATAGAGGACAGTCTTTAAAGTGGCACACTCAACCCCCAAGAGGGGGTTTTTTATTGCTATACTAAGAGTATGAAAAACACACACCTAGAGCATCCCGAAGATACAATCCTAACAGGGGATTTATCCGTGTTGGATTGGTTCACAGGGGGTGGGCATACCTCATTGAAATATGATGGTGCACCCGCCGTGGTATGGGGCAATCATCCCAAAACTCACAAATTCTTTGTGGGAACTAAAAGCGTCTTTAATAAGATCAAAATCAAGATCAATTACTCACACGAGGACATAGACGCAAATCACAGTGGAGAAGTTGCAAGAATTCTCCATGCGTGTTTAGACCACATACCACACCGCTTAGGTTACATGGTTTTTCAAGGTGACTTCATAGGGTTCGGGGGTTCTGACGAATATAAACCCAATACCCTTACCTATAAATTCCCCGACGTGGTAGAGCAGAAAATAATAATTGCACCACATACCCAGTACATTACCACGCAGTGTGAAGGCAATCTTGCAAATGCCGAAGCACACCCTATGAAGTCGTTTCCCTATTTTTATAATTGGGAAAAGCAGGATGAGTGTCTGTTTGTTGGCACTGAGGTCAGAGAAAGAGAACCGATTAGTGAGTTGGAAAAGTCAATTGACTTTGTCAGGTACATGGCGAAGGGGGTCCAGTTTGTAGATGAGAAAACGGCGAAGGAGTTAAAGAAAAAAATAAATAAAGATTATAGGGAAGGTAGAGAAGTGGATCCCAAAAATTACGGGATCCATGCAGGGTTAATGAAGTACTGGCAATTAGTACAATCGATTAAAGGGGAGGTCATGAGTAGGTTGACCCATAATGATTCTGTTCAGGCATACCTAGGATATGATAAGCATATAGGTGAAGGGTTTGTAAAGACTAATCAGTACGGGATGCACAAATTAGTTTATAGGCATATTTTCTCATATGCGAACTTCAACAGTGGACGATTTGTACCAGTTGCATAACTGTCCACTTTTTCCCCCACTGCTACTGGTGGGGGTTATAATAAGACCATACACACGGAGGTAAATGCCAAAACCTGAAATCGTTTTCTCCCACTCATTTGGAATGGGATTCTGGATATCTGAAGATGGAACTCTTATGAGTTGTCCCGCTTTAGAGAATGGATCTTTCGATATTGAAAATGAAATAGCAGTTTCTGAATGGGGCAATCCAGATGTCTATTCATCAGACCATTGGTTGGCATTGGCGGAAATCGTCCAAATCTGTACTCTGAAGAGGGACTATGTTAACATCTCATACTACGCAGAAAGATTCGGGAGGTCTTATGCAACCGCTTGATCCTAAAGTGTATGAAGCACTACTTAAAATCTACGAGGACAGAGATGAGTATCATCTCATTGTAGATTGTATCAGACCACGTTCAACCTTCAGACTACAGGAGGACATTTCTTAAACTGGCACAATTGGGGTTACAAGTCCCCTTAAAACTTGTATAATAACATTGTGGGCAAACGCAAGGCACGGGTGAGAACCAATTCAGTAATTCCATTTTTGGTGACGCTGTGGAAATCTCTTTAAGACGAACCTCTTGTACTCATTGCGAGTTTTGAAGATGTAAGTCCCACATCATTTTTTCAGGGCAAGGATCTATGGTTGTCTCTGTTCAGCAGAGAAATTACGTCCTGTAAGTCCCACCTTGTAAACCGACACTCCTATTATCATGTCACAAGCATTCGCAGAATTCCTTCTTGACAACGCTGACAATGGAAATGAAATCCTTGCAGTTCTTGAGGATATTGTTGAAGTATCCGAAGAAGGCACAGTTCTATGACAATTGAATAAGTGGTACAAGACCCCTTAACAGGGGTCTCTTTTTTGCTTATAATACAGACATGGCAACAAACAACCCTTTTCAAATCCCAAACAACCAGTATGATGCAATCGCCTTCCTCTGTGACGTCTATTCAGACTACTGCAAAAAACACAACCTTCCAGCATGCAGTGCTGATGAGCAAGACCTTGGATTACTCCCAGAACGTCAAGCGTTGTGGATCAGCGAATTCATCTCCGTCTGGAACACAGTTGAGGATGCGTAAATCATCAATCCTCAATGATTTTTAAAGACAGTTACCAAACTGCACACTAAACCCCCTAAAGGGGTTTTTTAATGTCTATAATATAAAAGTAAACATCGGAATCAATTCCTATGACAGCATCTGCTAAAGCACCTACGGTACGCAAGACCAGAACTCGCAAACCAAAGGCAACAGCAGTAAAGAGACAAACCGTTGAACTCTCAGGGGGTGTTACGGTAAATCTACCAGAGGCAAACAAAACACCTCTGAAGAAAGTCTCCAAAAAATCAGCAGCACCCAAAGCACCAAAACGCCCAAGTGCAAGAGGACTGATTACCCCCCAACGCTATCTTCAAGATGTAAAGCAAAGATGGGCAATTCATGAGTATGAAATCAATGCACTGGTTTCTGATCTTGTAAAAGGATTCAACCTTGTAAGACCCCACGCTCTTCAACTTGTAGAACAGGCAAAACCAAAAGTTCAGCAGTTGGTCGAACTTCCTTCAAAATTGGCAACCAGCAACCAATTCAAATAATGGCACACACAACCCCCAACCTCTGGGGGTTTTTTAGTATAATGAATACATACACCAATAGGAGCATCAATGCAACTTACACCAATCGCTTCCAACATGACAGAGGTAGAAACACCCGACGCACGGATTTTGTTTTCATACCGCACACCTGTTGCAGCATACATCTTCGGTGAAGGATTTGTAAAGACTGAGAAATTCTGGTCTGTAACGACCTCCCGCCATATCAACAAGTGGTTTAAAGATGGGCATGATGACCTACCAGAATTTAAAGAGGTTCCTCAATCACGTTTGGATTCTTTGGTATGAGAAAAGTTGATCGTTACACCAGAGCAGGGCAGAGTGGAAAAGAAATCACTTGCCCTGATTGCTCCACAGTTTCCAAGGTCTACCATTTTAGTTGGTCGGCACTCTACTGCACAGAGTGTAGTGGATACATAGAAAAATCAAGTTGGGAAGTGCCAGTTTCTTAAACCGTCCACTTTCCATTCTATTCGTAGGGTTCCTCCCTTATAATAGTTCTATACACAAAAACATTCATCATGCCATTTTCTGAAACCGAACAGTACGCAGTAGACACTTTCAACGATCTACAGAATCAGGTTAAAGCATTCGGTCTCCACAATTTTGATAGGGAGGAGAGACTGCTATTCAAAAAAGGAAGGCAACTTTTAGAGGATGCAAAGAAAGCAGCATCTGCTAAAAAGACACCTTACACGGATGAAGAAACAGAGTGCCTGTTGAATGCGTACTTACTGAATCAGGCAGACATGGAAAAAGCACGGGCAGTTTTCTTCAAGTTCTTCCCAGAGACAAAACACAGTACTGCATCCGTTTGGCAGAAAATCAGCAGAATCAGAACGTTAGATAATCAGTTCCCCGACGACACCAAGTGGGATACTGATCAACAGATTCGTGGGATCTGCAGACAGTACAATTCGTACCACAGCGTTAAGAGGTTTGCAGTATGAGATTGATTATGGCAAGCGACCTCAAAAGCAGGGGTCGTAAATGGGTTACTCTTTCCAATACGGGAAACTATGTAACTGATCAACCCGCACTCCCAACCGTTGAACTTGCAGGTTATTGGTCTCCTCATTATACAGGTTCTTCACTTCCTAAGTGTCCTGTATCAGGTTACGTCTACGAACCATGAAAGTTTATTAGTTCGTGGAACAGCAGTCCCCCGTTGATCGGGGGTTTGTTTATGCCCCCCGTATATAAAATCCATAGGTACCATTAAGCTATAAACGACCCGATTCGAGAGGTAAATATTGAACATTATACATAAAGTCAAATACTCTACGAAACCTTAAGGAGAATTACATGATATGCAAAAAAATTCCGCAGAAAATTTTTCGCCCGTAGAAGTCGATCCTATAACTGGAAACTTTATGATTGATTTACCTGAGTGGATGGTTAACGATATGGGTTGGTATGAAGGAACTGTGCTACAATTAGACTTATCCGATCAGGATGAAATAATTTTATCAGAAAAGAAAGATGGTTAAAGACACTGAAACTGTATATCATTTCTATGCAAAGGATGAATGCATACTACATTCAGTAAAAGAAGAGGATTTTAGAATAACTTGGATTACACTTAAAGCAATGGTTGGTCTAATGCATACATCATATAAAGAAGAAGACTTATCATATACCGAAGTAAAAGAAATGCATAAAGAAAAACCCTCTTTAGATGAACATTCTTATTGATTGACAACCACTATATAATAGTGTATGATGTGTATGTAACAGTTACGTAATTATGGCTAAAGGATTTACCGTTAAAGCAAAGACCCCTGTCAAGTCTAAACCAAAGAAGGAAGAATGGGATTATGCTTTAGCAAGACAATTAATAAAAGGAAAAACAGTAGTATTCTGTTTACCTGGTAGAGGTGTAAGTTATATCTTTTTAAAGTCATTCGTTCAACTATGTTTTGATCTAGTACAAGCAGGAGCAAGTATTCAGATTTCTCAAGACTATAGTTCAATGGTGAACTTTGCAAGATGTAAATGTTTAGGAGCAAACGTTCTTCGTGGTCCTGATCAGATACCTTGGGATGGTAAATTAAAATATGATTATCAATTATGGATTGATAGTGATATTGTTTTCAACTCTGAGAAGTTCTATCAATTAGTATTGATGTCTGTACCAGAAGAAGCAGTCACTAGAGAAGATGTAATTCAGGAAATAATTGATAAGGATGGTAATCCAGTATTAGATGCAGACGGAAACGTATCAAAACAGAAAGTTGGAGAGAAACTTAATGTTGATCCAACTAAGGAAAGATCTATCTGTGGTGGTTGGTATTGTACTGAAGATGGTCATACTACTTCAGTTGCACACTGGTTGGAGGAAGATGATTTCCGCAACAATGGTGGAGTTATGAATCATGAAACTCTTGAAACTATACAGAAGAGACGCAAACCTTTTACAGTAGACTATACAGGTTTTGGATGGTTACTGATTAAAAATGGAGTATTTGAGCATAAGGAAATGCCTTATCCATGGTTCGCACCTAAGATGCAAGTCTTTGATTCAGGAGAAGTGCAGGATATGTGCGGGGAGGATGTATCTTTCTGTCTTGATGCGAAAGAAGCAGGTTTTGAAATCTGGTGCGATCCTCGTATTCGTGTAGGACATGAAAAGAGTAGAATTATTTGATATCAAGGTGGGCGGGAAACTCGTCTACCAAGACTTAACTGAGGAAGAATACTTCGATACTATGATGGATCTTTCTCAGAAATTTTATAGCGAGGGAACCCCTCGACCTGAAACACTTGAAACAGTAAGACATTAACTTATGGCAAACAAAATCGAAGCACACCCGAAAAAATCTCGGCAAGGAAGAGGAAAACACTCAAAATTTGCTGCATCCTCGCGTAACTCGGCTCGTAAAAGATATAGAGGACAGGGTAAAAAATGAAGAATCTGCTCTTTATATCGGAAGATAAAGAAAGGGCACTCATCCAAGAGATGACCTATAGGATAAAAATGGCGAATTTGCCTATTAATCCTTCTGATACCTGCTTTTTAATGGTCTCTCCTGATTATTCTGCTATAGTAACGCAACATCTCTCTCATTCGCTTTCAGTGGATAGGGAGATTTTTCATGTTGAAGCAGTTAATGTACCCTTTCCTGATGAAGATATACGAGAATATCGTACTGAATTTACTCAAAACTTCATGAAATGGCAGAATAGATGGGATAAATTCGTCTTAATTGAAGCAGGAGTAATTCGTGGAAGTAACTATACTTGGATGTGTGATGTTATGACTAAGGCATCAGGTGCTGATATATGGTCTGTTGCTCTTTGTGAGAACATACATAGTAGTTTTAAGAGCGATTTTGTATCTTTATACTATGATAATGAGCAATTTGACCTCCATTTTTGGTGGGAACAACCAAATAATCATTGGCCTTTCTAACTTATTGTAAAACCATGCTAAATACAATGAAGAAGTATTGTATAAATCATTGTATAAATGCCTGATCAATTAGTATCACGAGGATTTAGAGATATAAGTTTGTCTTTTGAACCACACCCTGTTACAAAAGACCTAGTTGTATTAAAAGATACTGCGTGTATTCGTAAATCAGTAAGTAATATCGTTCAAACTATTCGTGGAGAAAGATTTTTTGATAGTCTCTTCGGATCAAATGTTCGTAAATCATTGTTTGACTTCGTCGATTTTGCTACAGCATCGGTAATTGAACGTGAAATTAAAGAATCAATACTTAATTTTGAGCCAAGAGTATCCAATTTAAGAGTTAAAGTAGACGCACAACCAGATGATAATGCTTTTGAGGTACATATTTCGTTTGCGTTAGTTGGATTATCGGCACCAGTACAAAATTACACATTCCTATTAGAAGCAACAAGATAATATGCCTTTTACTAAATTTACAAACTTAGATTTTGATCAAATCAAGACCCAGTTAAAAGATTATCTGAGAGCAAACTCTACTTTTACTGATTTTGATTTTGAAGGATCCAACTTTTCGGTTCTTTTAAACACTTTAGCATATAATACTTACATAAATTCGTTTAATGCGAATATGATTGTTAATGAATCTTTCTTAGATTCTGCAACTTTAAGGGAAAATGTTGTCTCTTTAGCAAGAGGAATAGGATATGTTCCTCGTTCTAGAACAGCTTCTAGGGCAAGTATACTATTAGATGTAGAATGTTCTACAAGTTTACCATCAATAACACTTGAAGCAAGAGGACCTGTGTGTGTTGGTGCAACAAATGATAGTTCTTATATATTTTCAATACCAGAAACTATTACTACATCAGTAGTAAATGGTAAAGCACAGTTTGGAACCATTGAAAATCCAGTTTTAGTGTATCAGGGATCGCTTTTAAGGAAGAAATTTAAGGTTGATGGTAGTTTAGATCAACGTTTTTTACTTGATAACTCATTTATAGACATACAAACCATCGTTGTTACGGTAAGAGGTGATGGAGAAACTGGTCCTGGGAGAGAATATTCTCTCGTAGACAACATTATTGGCATTGATAGCGATTCAGAGATATATTTAATTCAAGAAGTACAAGATGAAAAGTATGAATTACTCTTTGGTGATGGTATTTTTGGTAAAAAATTGGAAAATGGTACAGAAATATTCATTTCTTACATAGTTACAGATGGATCAGGAGGTAATGGTGCTGCTAATTTCTCTTTTTCAGGTACATTTAAAGACAATTTAAACAATCCTGTTACTGTAACAACAGCAAAATTAACCACACTTACAAAAAGTACAAGTGGAACAGACATAGAACCAATAGAATCTGTTAAATATTTTGCTCCAAGACTGTATGCTGCACAATTTAGAGCAGTTACAGCAAGAGATTATGAGGCAATTATACAAAACATCTACCCAAACACCGAATCTATCTCAGTTGTAGGTGGTGAAGAGTTAGATCCACCTGAATTTGGTACTGTTAAAATCAGTATTAAACCAAAAAATGGCGATTTTGTGTCTGATTTTGATAAAGATTTTATTTTAAGTAAATTAAAGAGTTATTCATTAACAGGAATCAACCAAAAACTTGTTGATATTAAAATTCTTTATGTTGAAGTGGATTCTTCAGTCTATTATAACTCATCTCAAGTTACAAATGTTAATAATCTAAAAACAAATGTTGTAAATGCTCTCCAATCTTACTCAGATTCAGTAGAATTGAGTAAATTTGGTGGTAGATTTAAATATAGTAAGATTTTGAATGTAGTTGATGATGTAGATCGCTCTATAACCTCTAATATTACTAGAGTTATAGTCAGAAGAAATTTAAGAGCACTTATAAATCAAGAAGCACAGTATGAATTGTGTTTTGGTAACAAATTCCATGTAAATCCTGCAGGATTTAACATAAAAAGTAGTGGATTTAAGATTGTTAACGAATCAGACGTTGTTTATTTGACAGATATTCCAAACCCAGACAAAAAGAAAGGTGTTCTTTCAATTGTTAAACCAATCGAAGAAACTGGAGAAAATAGAGTTGTTATAAAATCTGCAGGTGTTGTTGATTATGAAAAAGGAGAAGTTATTTTATCAACGACTCTAATTACAAGTACTGTTGTAGCAGATGATGTCATTGAAATTCAAGCATTCCCAGAATCCAATGATGTAGTTGGATTAAAAGATTTATATCTTGAGTTTGATGTTTCAAAAAGTACGATAAATATGGTTAAAGACACAATATCTTCAGGTGAGAAGATTTCTGGCGTTGGATTTAAAGTAACATCTAGTTATAGCAACGGAGAGCTAAAAAGAGGATAAATATGATACAAACTGGTATCGAATCGAGAGTAAAGGTTCATCAACTGATAGAGGGACAATTACCTGAGTATATTTTAGATCAAAGTCCTAAGACAGTAGAGTTATTTCAACAATACTACCGTTCTCAGGAGTATCAGGGAGGTCCTGTCGATTTAGTTGATAATCTTGATCAATATTTAAGTCTTGACCAATTAACACCACAGGTTGTTGTAGGTGTTACTTCCCTTACTGCATCTGTAACCTCAATAGGTAAGACTGTAAGTGTTGAAAGTACAAGAGGATTTCCTAATGAGTATGGTCTTTTAAAGATAGATGATGAGATAATTACATACACTGGTTTAACTACTAATACATTTACAGGATGTGTTCGTGGTTTTAGTGGTATAACATCATATCATAATATTCTTGATTCAGAAGAGTTAGTATTTAATACTTCAACTAGTGCAAATCATGATAATGAATCTCCAGTACAAAATTTAAGTTCTTTATTTTTAAAAGAGTTTTATAAAAAAGTAAAATACTCTCTTGCACCTGGGTTAGAAGATGTAAATTTTGTTCCAGAATTAGATGCTGGTAATTTTATAAAGGAAGCAAGGTCATTTTATCAAGCAAAAGGTACAGAAGAATCATTTAGAATACTCTATAAAGTTCTTTTTGGAGTAACACCTTCTGTTATCGACTTAGAAAAGTATTTGTTAAAACCATCTGATGCTGAATACATCAGAAGAGAAGTTGTTTTAGTAGAAAAAATAACAGGAGACGTAAATCAATTAGTAGGGCAGACAATTTATAGCAAGTCTAATCCTAGAACAAAAGCAGCAATATCTGAAATTGAAATAGTAACTAGAAACAATAAGACTTATTATAAGTTATCATTATTCATTGGTTACAGTAATAAGGATCTTATAGAAGGGGAGTTTCAAGTAACTCCAAATACAAAATCAATAACTAATGTTTCAGCTGGATCTTCTGTAATTACTGTTGATTCTACTGTTGGATTTAATGGATCTGGTACTATTATAAGTGGCATTAACACCATAACATATACTGATAAGACTCTAAATCAATTTTTAAATTGTTCTGGTATTGATAATCCTATTACAGCAACTGATGATATTAGATCAGATGATATTATATTTGGTTATGAGAATGGAGATGTTACAAAACCAGTTAATTTAAGAGTAGCAGGAATAATATCTGATTTAAAATTAGCAAAAGATGCAGGTCTTGCATTACCTAATGAAAAAATTAGAATTAAAGAATTAGGAGATATAATTAATAATCCAGGCATTGCCTCCGATAGAACAGACAAAGAAAGATTTGCCAATTCATGGGTTTATAATACTAGTTCTACTTTTGAGTGTTCTGGTATTAATACAAGCACAAAACAATTAACCCTAAAATCTTCAATTGATAATGCATTTTTAAAAATAGATGATCGTGTTGATATTATAAACGATATTACTAAAAATGTAGAAGTAGAAAATGCTAAAGTTACTGCTATTGATTCTTCACTTAAACAAGTAACTTTAGAGTTTGTTGGATTCTCTACTGATGAGAGTATCCCACACGCCATCAGAAGGGTTCCTAAAAAGACTACAAGTCAATTTGTACCTCTACAATATTCAGACCTTTTTGCGGACGTACAGAACGTTTATAGCGAAGACCTAGATTATGGATTCTATGGCGAAGAGTTTATGTATGTTGCATCTAACTCTCTCCCATCATACACTTTTAGACAAGATACTACACCTTCAACACCATCTATAGTGGTTGGAACTGGTATAACTTTTATTGGTGCAGGAAACACTGAATCTAATGCTATACAAACAGAGGTAGGAGAATTAGCATATTCTATTATTAATTTCCCTACAGAGGTCCCATTCTTAACTGGTGATGAAGTTGTTTATGAACCAGAAACTACCGCAATCACAGGATTAGATACAGGTAAATCATATTATGTTAGAGTATTATCTAACAAGCAACAGATTAAATTATATGCATCTAACTCTTTTATTCAAGGGGATTTAAATCTTGAATTTGAACCTTTACTTGTTGGAATTGGTGGTAAACATACTTTTACTGTAAAATCCGTACATCAAAAGCAAATTCAACCACAAAAACTTCTTAGAAAGTTCCCATTAATACCTAGAGAGAATGATGGGACAGATACCACAACTGAAACTGTTGGTATGATGGTAAATGGTGTTGAAATTAAGAATTATAGGTCTAAAGATAAGATTTATTCAGGGCCATTACTTTCTGCGGATGTATTAAATTCAGGAACTGGATATGATGTTATAAATCCACCACTTATTGAAGTTGCTAATACTGGATCAGGAACAACAGCACTAGTAACACCTGTTCTTAGTGGATCTGTTGAGAAAATCTTAGTAGATCCTCAGACAAGAGAGTTGGATAAAGTTCTTTCTGTTAGTATAACTGGCGGAGGTCCTGGTGATGGTGTTGCTTTAGAACCAGTTGTTGAAGATAAGTTTTTAAGTGCTAGTTTTGATGCTAGATTATTAACATTTGGTGGTGGTATAGGAGAAAATGCAGAAACTATTACATTTTTGGGGGATCATAACTTTACTGATGGAGAGGAAGTTGTATATCGAACAGAAGGTAATGTTGCATTAGGTATTGGAACATTTGCTGCTTCTAATGCGGATCAGAATAGATTTTTAGTTGAAAATACAAAATATATCGCAGAATTTGTAAACTCACAAACAGTTAGATTATATTTTTCTAAAAGTGATTTCCAAGCAGGAATCAATACAATTGGATTTACTACTACTTCTAATTCTGGTATTCATAGATTTAGAACATTTAATGGTAAGAAGACTTTAAAATCAATTAAAGTTATTGAAGGTGGTTCTAATTATCAAAATAGACAGTTAAATGTTAAAGCAGTTGGTATTTCAACCATAGATCATCTCGTTAATTTTAAAGATCATGGATTTAAAGAAGGAGATTTAGTTGAATATCAAAATACAGGAACTGTTATATCTGGATTAGTTACTACTAACCAATATTATATCTTTGAAAAGAATAAAGATCAATTTAGAGTTGCAGATGCTGGTATTGGTGGAACTATTACAGATAATTATGATAGCAGACTTCATATTAAACTAGACTCTGTTGGGTCTGGATATCACCAATTTAAGTATCCAGATATAAAGTTAAACATTAATGTTTCATACGGTTCTGGAACCTCTGGGGTTATCACAGCAACACCTTATGTTAGGGGTAATATTATAGATTCTTATCTATATGAAACTGGTACAGGTTATGGAAGTACTACATTAAATTTTGAAAGATCTCCAGGTGTTACCATTAAAAATGGTAAGGGAGCATCTTTATATCCTGTTGTTGTAGGTGGTAAATTAATAAGAGTCGATGTTAGATCAAGAGGAAGTGAATATTTCTCTATTCCTGAATTGGCAGTAAATGGAAATGGAACAGGTGCAGTCGTTCGTCCTGTTATTGTTAATGGGCAAATAACTGAAGTAGTTGTTATCTCGGAAGGAACTAATTATACCCAAGAAAAAACTAGTATTAGTGTTACACCTGCAGGTAGAAATGCTAAATTCTCTACAAAAATTAGATCTTTAACATTAAATGATGGTGTAAGATATGGATCTGAATATTTACATCCTACTCTTAAGAGGGGTTTAGAATATGTTAATATTTCATATTCAAATGAAATAGCATCTGGAGAATTCAATGATACAGGATCAACACACTCTCCAATAATTGGATATGCTTATGATGGCCATCCAATATATGGTCCTTATGGATTTGTAGATCCTCTTGATAGTTCATCAGGTATACAAGTATTAAAAACTGGTTATAAATTAGATTCATCTACTGTTGTAGATCGTCCTAGTGGGTTCTTAGATGGATTCTTTGTTGAGGATTATACTTATGATGCTACTGGAGATTTAGATGTACATAATACAAGATTCTGCAAAACACCAGAATATCCAAATGGAACTTATGCTTACTTTGCAGGTATAACAACTGATGGTACTTTTACTCCCAAATTCCCTTACTTTGTTGGTAAGAGATTTAGATCTCTGAATCAATTAGATAGTAAAGATCAAGATTTTAATTTAAATTCTTCAGGTATAGTTAGAAATACTTTCCCTCATCAATTAAGTGTAACTGGATCAAGAAATGATTTTATTATTGAATCTCAAAGTTTGTTTAATCAGGAAGCATCTGTTGAATCTACAACTAAGGGATCTATAACTAGTGTAGATATTAGAAATCCAGGAGTAAATTATCAAGTAGACGATTTAATTAATTTTGATAATACTGGTACTAATGGTGGTGGTGCTAGTGCAAGAGTTGTTAAAGTTGATGGAGCATCAGTAACTTCTATAGCATCATCCTTTAGAGAATATACAGGATCTGTTTTACTTTGGGACAAAGGTAGTATAGACATTAAAATAAGTCCTTTCCATGATTTCCAAAAAGATGACATAATTTCTATAAGTGGTCTTTCAACATTTGTTGATAAAATTTCTGGATTAAGAAAAGTCGCTATATCTACAGCAACCTTTAATTTGTATAGGGATTTACCTGCTAATAGTTCTTCTGGTATTATGACAGACATCTATGTGTCTAATATACCATCTATATTATCAATTGGATCTACTATTGGAATTGGTACGGAAGTATTATCGGTATTGAATATATTTGCAGATAAAAGTATAATTAGGGCAAAGAGAGGTATTACTGGATCAGCACATACAACTTCTGTTGTAGGGTATGTTTATACTAATACAATTAAAATTCCAGTAGATTCTCCATTCTTTGAATCTTCATTAAATGAAAAGGTATACTTCAATCCAACCGAATCTGTTGGTGTTGGATCTACACCTGGTATTGGTATTGCAGTAGAATATCCTTTAGGGGATAAAAATTATGATATTTCTATACCTACACAAAGTATATACTTACCTAGTCATTCTTTTAAAACAGGAGAAAGAGTAACATTTAGAAAAAATGGTGGTGGTAATTCCATTTCTGTGGCAAATACAGAGTCATCTGCAACATTTGATATTGGAGATACTGCTGAAACTTTATATGTTATTAATAAATCTCAAGATTCCATTGGAATTGTAACTCAAATTGGATTAACTACATCAACAAATGGTTTATATTTCTATAGTAATGGTTCTGATAATTATGAATACTCTTTAGAACCAACTAAAAATCAAATTGTATGTGTAGTTCAGAAAAATGATGCAGTAGTATCTGTATCAACTGCACATAATTTACAACCAAATGATAAAATTTCATTAAAAGTTGTACCAGATAGAAGTGTTGGTATTGGAACATCCACTAAAGTCAGAGTTAAGTATAATTTTGATATAGAAAAACTTGTTATAGATCCTATAGGATTTACTTCAACTGCTATTGATACTATAGAAAATGTAATAACACTTAATAACCATCCATTTATAACTGGAGAAAAAATTTATTATAATGCTACAGATGAAGTAGCAACTGGATTGGAACCTGGTCTATTCTATGTTTATAAGATTGATAAAAATAGATTTAAACTTGGTCTTACTTATGAAGATGCTATTGCATCACCTCCTAAAATTATTTCTATAGGGTCTACAGGAGGAGCAGAACAAGAGTTCTCAGCAATTAATCCAAGATTATATCCAACTAGAGGTAATGATGTTGTATTTGATTTATCAGATTCTACATTACAGGGATTTAAGTTTAATTTATATACGGATCAAACATTCCAAAATCAGTTTGTATCTGTTGCAAATACAACAACATTTTCAACTTCTGGTGTAGGAACTGTTGGTGTAACATCAACTGCTTCATTTACCCTAACTTACACAGATTCTTTAATTGATGTAGTACCAGATCCTACACAACCATTGTTCTATAACGTAGAAAAGGGTGGATTTATATCTACAGCAGATTCAACAGTTGTTGATTATAACCAAATTACATTTAATGATAGTAAATATGATGGAACATATTCAGTTGTTGGTGTAGCTTCAACTTCGTTTATTGTATCTTTACTTAAAGATCCAGAATTAGAACTTTATACTACAGATAATACCGAAACTTTGAAGTATACTACTACTTCAAAGACTGCTTCTGGTGCTATTGCTAACGTTCAAATGGTTTCAGAGGGTAATGATTATAAACAATTACCTGGTATTTCTAGTATTACAACTGTAAATGGTACTGATGCTGTATTATTTGCACAATCTAACACTGTAGGTAGTATAAAAGAAATAAGAGTTATTGATCAAGCATTTGAGTATAATTCAGATAAAACACTTAGACCTGAAGCAAATGTAGCACCTACACTTGAATTAAGATCTAATTTAACAATAACAGATGTAGAAATATTAAATGGTGGAAATAATTATACATCACCACCAAATCTTGCAATTGTAGATTCAATAACAGGAGAAAAAATTGATGATGGTATATTAACAACAGAAGTTCAATCAAGTTCAATTTCTGCTGTTAATATTTTTGAACAACCAAGAGGACTCAACTTTAATACTAAGACATTATTTGCTATCAATAATACTAATGGTGTTGGTATATCCACTATGCAAACATCAACCAGTGGAATTGTTACATGTTTCTTAACTACACCTTTACTTGGATTCAGTACTTCTATCTTTACTGTTGGTGATGAAATATTTGTAGAGGGAATAACTAAATCTGGTACAGAGGGTAGTGGATTTAACTCTGAAGACTATCAATTTAATTTCTTTAAGGTTATTTCATATGAGAATTTTATCCCTGCAAAACTTAAATTTAGTGTAGCAGGATTAACTACTAATCCAGGTCTAGCAAATACTACTCAAGGATCATTTGCAAATATCGTAAAAAGAAGCGAGTATCCAACATTTAAAGTTACTCAAGGAAAGAGTTCATTTATAGATGGAGAGCAATTATTCGTAAATGGAGAATCAACAGATTTAAATGTAACTACAGTTTTACCAGATTATATTAAAACTTCTGGGAACTATGAAGTTAAATCTGGAGATTCTGTTAGAGGTGTACAGTCTGGTTCAACGGGAGATATATCTAAGATTATAAAGAGTGATGGTAAGTTTGATATTGACTTCTCTGTAAGATCAAACAGAGGTTGGAAGAAGAATACAGGACAACTTAATAATGATATACAGGTTCTACCTGATAATGATTACTATCAAAATCTATCATATTCAGTTAAGAGTCCTATTCTGTTTAAAGATTCTATTGATGCAATTAATCGTTTAGTTCATACTACAGGATTGAAAAACTTTGTTGATGTTGGATTAGCAACTAACACTACAGTTAGTTTTGGAATGACAACTGTACAATCTTTGCAATATGCTGATATTATTGAAGATAACAGAGTAGATACAATATATGGATATGCTCAAGCAAGAGATTTTGATACAGAGGTAATAGATGCTCAGAACTCTTCTAAATTCCTTCAATTTAGAGGTAAAAGTTTTGTTGATAGTGTTATTTGTAAAACAAATAGAGTTCTTGTAATAGATGATGTAAGTAAGCAATTTACAAATAAAGAAAATGTAAGTGATACCTTTATAGATCTAGATGAATCTGGAAAAGATTTTGCAAGATATTTGGTTCAAGTTAGAAGCAATGGTGCTGCGGAACTACAAAATGCAATTCATGAAGTTATAGTACTCCATGATCCACAATTTGAATCTGCATTTGTTTTGAAGAAAGGATATCTATCAAATACAGGTGTAGCAAACACAACAACTAATGAATATGGTTGGACTGAACAGGAATTTGCTGATGTAACAGGACATGTTGATGAGTTTGATATTCTATCTCTAAGATTTACGCCATATGATGTGTTTAATATTGATTATGATATTAAATTCGTTAAAGACACATTTAATGGCAACATAGTTGGATTAGCATCTACATCTATTGGTTTAATAAAAAATCAGTCTACAAATGCCATTGTAGGAGTTGGTTCTACTAATACTATACTTGAATATAGTTCTGATAACTTTGATGCTATGCACGTTCATTTACATCTAAATGCAAATGATTTGTATACTCAAAACTATACAGAACTATATGTTCATCATGATGGGACTAACACTTATGTAAGTGATTACTATTTTGATTCCGATTCAGCTCAAGGATTTAGTGGAAATGATTTCTCAAACTTTGATGCTTCTATAGCAAATGGAAAACTTACATTATCTTATACAAACCCACTTACCGTTCCAGTAACTGTTAGAGCAAATGCTGTTGGATTTGGTGCTACATCAAATGCTGATGGTGCTTTAAGGTTTAAGATAGGAACATCTCAACCAGATGGTAATGAAAGAAGTGCATATTTCTCAGGTAATTCTGTAGTTGGTACTGGAGAAACTACAATCTTTAGTGCAGATTCAACATTAACTAATTCTATCAAATCTTTAGTTAGTGTAAGTTATGGTTCAACATACGCATTACACCAAATATTAACATTGAGTCCTGATAGTACAAATACCTACTCTACTCAATATCCTTTCTTATCAATAGGAAGTACAACTGGAATAGGAACATTTGGTACTATTATTGATGGTTCAGATGTTGCACTTAAATTCTATCCCGACTCTTCTGTAACAGGTATTGTTACTATTAAATCATTCAATGAAGTTTTATACCAAGAGTTAGAGACCGAAAATGCATATCAAAATATTAATTATGGTTCTATAAAAACGCAAGAATATAATATTGGTTTATTTGATGCAACTAATAGCGATAGAATTAATAAGAAATTCTTTAAAATGGAATATAAGGATACTCCTATATTCCAAAAATTCTGGGATCCAGCAGATACTGCAGTTTTAAACAAGACAACTGGCGAATTTTCAATAACCAATCACTTCTTTGAAACTGGAGAAGAATTGATTTACAGAGCAGGATCATCAGTATCTGGTCTTACATCTACTTCTATTGGTATTGGATTAACTGCAGATTCAGTTGGTGTTGTAACTAACAAACTACCATATCAAGTTTATGCAATTAGAACTAATAATGAAAAATTCCAAATTGCTACAAGACCTGAATATGCATCTGCTGGAATTGCAGTAACATTTATAGATGAAGGAAGTGGTAATTATCATTCATTTGAAATGGTTAAAAAGTTGGAGAAAGCAGTAATTTCAATTGATGATGTAATACAATCTCCACTTTCATATACACCAATTGTTTATGATTTAGAAGCAAATGGTGGTCAAATAGGAACAGCAACAACAGTATTCTCAATGTCTGGTATTACTTCTATACGTAATGGAGATATACTAAAAGTTGATAATGAATTTATGAAAGTTGGTGGTGTTGGTTTAGGAACAACATCAATAGGGCCAATAAGCAATGGTGATGTAAAACTTGTTGAGGTTGTAAGAGGTCATGTTGGTACTGCAGCAACATTACATACTGATGGAACAGCAGCAAGAATTTATAGAGGTTCTTATAACTTCTCTGGACAAAATATATTCTTTAGCGAACCTCCAAAAGGAAGTGGTTTGTTAACTGTTAACGAAAGTAATCTTCCTAAAGGATTCTCTGAATTTAATGGAAGGGTTTTCTTAAGAAAAGATTATACAAATAATTTAATATATGATGATATTTCTAGCGAATTTACAGGAATTGCCCAAACATTTACAGTTACACAATCAGGAATTAGTACAACTGGTATAGAGACTGGAAATGGTTTAGTATTAATAAATGGAATATTCCAAACTCCAACAACAGATAATAATGCAGGAAATAATTTCTACTATAATGAATCTGGATCAAATTCTGAAATTGTATTCACAGGTATAACATCTACTGATGGTACTCCTGTAGTTTCATTAGAGGATCCTAATCAAAATGCTTTCCCTAAAGGTGGATTAATTATTTCTCTAGGTTCTACGACTGGTTTAGGATTTGCTCCTCTATTAGGTGCTGATGTATTACCTGTTATTGGTGCAGGTGGTTCTATTTCAGGAATAATTGGTATTCCAACTTATACTACACCTGGAAAATCAATAAGTACTGCTTCTTTTGATTATCAAACTGGAATATTAGACATAACCACAGGAACTGCTCATAATTTAAATGCACAGAATCAAGATGTCTTCATAGATGGTATGAAGTTTACTAGTGCATTGGGTATTACGACATATGGAAATACTACATTAGGTAATATATTCCCAATAACTCAAATTGTTGATTCCACAAATATTAAAGTAAAAATTGGAATCTCCACATTCGATCAAACTTATGTTGGATTTGGAACTGTATATCCATATTACAATTCTACTTCTAGAGCATTTGGATCTGGTTATAATGGAAGAGTAGCAATTGGTATTAGTGTATACGAACCTGGACATACAGGAGATTCTGCAAATATAACTGCAGAAGTTCTAACTAACGAACATAAGTTCTGGTCCAGTACAGCAAATAATATTCATTATGGTGGACAATATGCACATACCTTTGATTCTGCCACTACAGGTACTTTAAATGTCCAAAGTGGTTCAGAGGTAGGAAGTCAGAAGACACCTAATGGTGCAGAATATAATCCAGCAACTGGTGCATTAAGATTAATATTTGCTGGTGTACATGGAATGAGCACTAACGATACTATTACTATTGATGAGGGTAGTCTTAAGTTTAAATGTGCAAGAGATAATTTTGCTACTGTTCATGCTTATCCTCGTCCTCATGATCCAATTGCAGGAATAACTACTGCTGTTACTGTTGACACAACGACTAGTTTTACTATTAATGTTGGAAGAAGTTTAAATTCTAGTGTATCAATATCCACAGCATCTTACGAACCATCCACAGGCGATCTTGTATTGAATGTTGGTGCTGGTCATGGATTTATAGCTGCAGGTATATTAACAACCAATACTGCGTCTTATAACCCATCTACGGGTTTATTGACAGTAAATACCACCACTAATCATGGTATGGTAACTGGTGAAAGAGTTCAACTTGCAAATGAATCATTTACATTTAAATGTGCGAAAGATAATAATTTAACCGAACATTATTATCCAAGAGAAGATGATCCTTCTAGTGCTAAATGGTTAGCAATAACTAAAGTTGATGCAGACTCATTTACTGTATTCGTAGGTGAATCTTCAGACACATCTACACATACTTTTGTTAGGGCAGAACTTGCTAATATTAGAACTGATGATCCAGGTGGTTCAGTTGGTATACACACAAGAAGTTTAACCTTTACTTGTGCTCAAGATAATCATGGATCATTCCATGCATACCCAAGAGCATCGGATCCAATATATGGTGCAGTTTTAGGTATAGGTGCAACAACAACTGATACAATTACAATTAACGCAGGAACATCTGTAAATGGAACAGGTGGACAACTTAAGTTTACTATTGTAGATGGTGGTACTGGGTATGTTAATCCAGATGTATTGGTTGATGAACCAACATATACAGACTTGGATATCACAGGTGTATCAAGAAGAGGTATAGGACAAACAAGCGAAACTGGTATAAACGAATTAATTAATCTTAAAGTAGGATCTAATACTAATCCAATATTTGGAAACAGATTTGCAGATGCTGCAGATTTAATAGAAGCAAACAAAGAATTTATTGCTGATGTTTCTGTTGGAGAGATGTTGGATGTATATCCATCATTCACTGTTGCTGGTGGAAGTCAAAATTGTAAGGATGATGTTATTGATGTTCTTGAATCAGTTTCATTTAACTTAAGATTTGGTGGTAACGATGAAACATGGGATGCTGCTAATCTTTATATTACTGGAGCACATGTTGCTGGAGAAGAACAAGAATCAATCTTTGTATTCCATGCTGCTCGCGATTTAGCAAATAAAGTTATTAACAACGTAGCAATTGCTAAGTCCGATTACACAACAAGAGATCAAGTCTTTGATCTAACAATTACAGCAGATCCTGTTGTTGGATTCAATACAGATGCTAATGGATGTGCAAATGTAAGGTCTTCAGTAAATTCATTTATTGGTATTGTTACTAGTGCTATTGGTTTTGGTACAGTAACATCTAAAAAATCATTTGCTCCTGCTAAGTTCTTTGAAGTTTCTGATTTCTCAGTTAAAGGTGCAGGATATTCATTCCAACTTGGAGATGTATTTGCACCCGTTGGATTGGTAACAGCAAAAGGATTGAAAAAACCAATAAAACCATTTGAATTGGAAGTTGTTGATGTATTCTCTGACAGATTTGCTTCTTGGCAGTTTGGACAATTAGACTTTATTGATCCTATTAGCACTCTTCAAGATGGAGTTAGATCAGTATTCCCACTGTTCTATAATGCTGAATTGGTTAGTTTCCAAAAAGATGCCACTGATAACGATTCAACATTGATTGATATTGATGCGGTATTATTAATATTCATAAATGGTATTTTACAAGAACCTAAGAAAGCATACATTTTTGATGGTGGATCATCAGTACAATTCATTGAAGCACCTAAACCAGAAGATCATGTTTCTATATTCTTCTATAATGGAACAAGATTGATTGATAGTGTAGAAACTGATGTTCCAGAAACAGTAAAGGTTGGAGATATTCTATCAGTTAGAAAAGCAGCTGGTATTGACACTTCTGTAAATCAATCAGAAGGCAGAACAATTTATGATGTATCATCATCAGATAAAATTGAAACTAATATTTACAGCGATGTTGGTATTGATGAGTTCAATGATAGAAATGTTAATTGGACTAAGCAAAAGAGAGATATCTTTATAAATGGAAGGTTAGTTTCTAAAGCAAGAGATTCTATTGAGGGAATGGTATTCCCAACTTCAAGAATTATCAGAGATGTTAATGTTGGAGATACTGACATACTTGTTGATAATGGACAATTCTTCAATTATGAAGAAAATGAGTCTAGTGTAGTAACCGCATATGTTGATGCTGTTGTATTGGATGATATTAATATCGTTTCTGCTGCTGCAACTGTAGGAGTTGATGCTCTCGGAAGGGTTGATACATCAACAATTGATATAACCAATGTGGGTTCTGGATACACAACAGCAACTGTTGATATTAAATTCTCTGCTCCTAAATTCATTGGAGTTGGTATTGGTACAACAGCAATAGGAACTGCTACCATCACAAATGGATCAGTTGCATCAATAAGTGTTACTAATGTAGGTCTTGGATACACTAATTCACTTAATACACCTGTTCCTCCTCAAATAATCATACCTCAACCAAGGTTAATAAAAGAGGAAGTAACAAACATTCAATCTGTCCAAGGTAACACTGGAATAATAACTGGTATTTCAACAGTTGCTGGTATTGGAACTGATTTAGCAATCAAGTTCTTTACTAACAACACTCTTGATTTACAGGTTGGTTATCATATTGTTGTTACCGATACCGCAGTTGGAAGTGGTGTTACCTCAATTTACACTCATGATAATGATATTATCGGAGTAGGAACAGAATTTGCTGATAACGTTTATCGGGTTCATCAAATCCCTGTTGCAAATGAAATTGTGTGCAATATTAAGTCTGATACAGTAACAACTGGAATACAGACACTTGGAACTTCGATATATAATCCTAACGGATACTATTCTTGGGGAAGACTTACTAATCTTGTAAGAAATTCTGAACCAATTGCAATAGGAATCTCTGGTAGAACTGTTACTGCAGGTCTTTCAACATACCCTCTAATTCAAAGAAGAGGTTACGGTTTGAGGGATAATGGAGCGATCAGAAAAACTCTCCCAGATTAATGTAATAAATAGAAAGAAAACTGTCAAACAATGTCGGCAATAATTACTGACCAATTTAGAATATTAAACGCGAACAATTTTATTGAGTCGGTAGGTAATACCAGTAACTCGTATTATATTACCGTGGGTTTAGCAAATCCAGCTGCTGCAGTTGGATTTGGTAGAGTTGATAATTGGGATACTGCAACGCCTGATCCCACAGATAATTTTAATTATATTAATCATGCACAAGATACTATTCTATTTGGTAAAAAATTAGGTACTTCTAATATTAGAAGATTAATAAGAAGAGTTGACTGGAAACGTGGAACCACGTATGAAATATTCAGGCATGATTATGGTCCTGATAATAAATCTCCAGAAACTTCTTCATCAAGACTATATGATGCAAGATATTATGTAATGAATACTGATTTCAGAGTCTATGTTTGTATTAACAATGGTTCTTCTGGTATCAATACAACTGGTAAAGGTTCAGAAGATGAACCATTTTTCACTGATTTAGAACCATCTAAAGCAGGAGAGAGTGGAGATGGATATGTTTGGAAATATCTGTTTACTGTTGCACCAAGCGATATAATCAAATTTGATTCTACAGAGTATATTTCTGTTCCTAATGATTGGGCAACATCAACCGACTCTCAAATTCAAGCAGTTAGAGAGAATGGTAATTCGGATTCAAATGAAAATCAGATAAAAAACATCTTTATTGAAGATCCTGGTGCTGGTTATTCTGGTGGAGAAGTTCCTATTGTTGGAGATGGTACAGGTGCTAAAGCAGTAATAACTGTCGATAGTCTTGGTAGAATAACAGATGCTGTTATTTCATCTGGTGGTAAGGGATATACTTATGCAATGGTTGATTTGGGAACAAGGCAACCAACTGGCAGTATACCTAATCCTGCTAAATTAATTCCAATCATTCCCCCATCCAAAGGACATGGGCATGATCTTTATAAGGAATTAGGAACTGACAGAGTTTTATTATATGCAAGATTTGATGATTCTGATAAGGATTTCCCAACAGATACCAAATTTGCACAAATTGCAGTAGTTAAGAATCCTTTAAGGGGAAGTTCTACTAATATTTTCAATGATAATCAATTTAGTGGTACAAATGCTATTAAATTATTAGATGATGGAACAATATCAGGAGAAAATTTCTTAACTGTTGGTAATAAGATAACTCAAAGTATCACAGTAGATGGTAAAGATGTTACTGCTGGAGGATATGTTGCATCATATGATGAAAAAACAAAAGTCCTTAAGTTTTTCCAAGATAGATCCCAAAATTATCACCCAACAGAATATAATCAACAAGATTATGTTGGTGTAAGTAGTGAGGGTAGGAGATATGATTTTGATTCAGATGGTCCACAAATTAAAACGAGTAATGGGTTCTCTGGAAAAATAGATAATGGATTTACTGGTATTACCACTAACCCTACTGGTAATAAAAATATCAACCTTGGGATTCAATTTACAAAGGGACTTGCCGAACCTGAGATAAATAAAACATCTGGCGATCTAATATACTTGGATAATAGACCATTAGTTACTAGAGACGCAAGGCAAAAAGAAGACATTAAGATCATTCTGGAATTCTAGAGATGCCCCAAAAGACTAATTTAAATATAAATCCGTATTATGATGACTTCGATAAGGATAATAATTTTTATCGAGTCCTTTTCAAGCCAGGATATCCTATTCAGGCAAGAGAATTAACGACCTTACAATCAATACTGCAAGGTCAGATTGAATCATTTGGTAGCCATATTTTCAAAGAAGGATCTATGGTAATTCCAGGTGGGGTTACATATGATAGATTTTTTGAGGCGGTAAAGATCAATCCAACGCATTTTGGATTAGATTTAAATATATACTTGAATGATTTTGTTGGTAAGAGAATATCTGGAGCAACTTCTGGTGTAACAGGAACTATTCAAAAAGTTGTTTTTCCACCTACTGATGGAATAGAATATCCAACAATTTATGTAAAATATCTCAATTCTGACAATAGTTTCCAATTTAACCCATTTTCAGATGGAGAAACTCTAATTGCTGAAGATTCGGTAACTTATGGTAATACTACAATTAGTGCAGGAGATAGTTTTGCTTCTGTTCTTGATGTAGATGCTACAGCAACTGCAGCTGCAGTTCATGTATCTAGTGGAATATATTTCATTCGTGGAACATTTGTAAGTGTTCAAACAGATACTATTGTATTAGATTCATATAAAAATGATTCTTCTTATAGAGTTGGATTAGTTGTAAATGAAGAATTAATTTCTGCAGGGGATGATTCTGATTTATATGATAATGCTAGAGGATTCTCTAACTTTGCTGCACCTGGTGCAGATAGGTTAAAGATAACTGCTAAATTAGGAAAGAAAATATTAACTGACTTTGACGATAAGAATTTTGTAGAGTTAGTAAGAATTGATAGGGGAGAAATAAAGAAATTACAGGATAAAACAACTTATTCTATAATTAAAGATTATTTTGCTAAGAGAACTTTTGATGAATCTGGAGATTATACAGTAAATCAGTTTACTATTGATCTTGAAGAATCTTTAAATGATAAGGTATCAAATAACGGAATATACACATCAGATCAAAAAACAGAACAACTTAATGATCCTAGCGATGATTTAGTTTGTGCCAGAGTATCATCTGGAACAGCATACGTTAGAGGTTATGATGTTGATTTTGCTGGAACAACAATTTTAGATTTAGACAAACCTAGAGATACAACAACACTTGTTGGAGCATCTGTACCCTTTAAAATGGGTAATTTGCTGAAAGTTAATAATGTTCAGGGTAGTCCATTTGTTGGAATTAACAATAATAATAACGTAGTAACACTACAGAGTTATAGAAAAGATGAAAGTCTTGGTGCAGATGGAGAAACTATAGGACAAGCAAGAGTATATAACTTTGCTTTAGCAGATTCTTCATATAGTAATGCATCATCTACATTTGATCTATACTTATTCGATGTTCAAACATATACAAAAATAGTTTTAGGTAATACGGTTGCAAGTGCATATTGTCCTGCATCTAGTTACATACAGGGTTTAAGTAGTGGTGCTACAGGTTATGTTGTTACTTCACCAGGATCAGGAAGTACAGGAATACAACTAACACAAACTTCTGGACAATTTATTGTTGGAGAACAAATTTCTATTAATGGAAGTACAGAATATGTTCGTACTATTGTTGATGTTGAATCAAAAAATGTAAAAGATATTAAATCAGTATATCAAGCTTCTGCAACTGTAGGTGGTATTACTACTGATTTCTCAGCAGATACAATTCTCAAAAATATTAGTCCAAGAAATTTCAAAGAAACTGATAAAATTACAATTTCACCAACAGGAATTGCATCTTGTGCAGGAAGAACTTTCAGTGGAATATCTACTAATAGTATAATTCGTTATCAAAGAGATCAATTTACAACAGAAACATATGCAAGAGTTGTATCTGTTTCAAATGATCTTCAGTTTTTGACTTTAACTGGTGTATCTTCAGTAACTGGAGTTTGTGATGGTGGCGTTGTTGGTATTGATACTGTAACAACAACATTTACGGTAGGAGAACCAAGTATTGAAAATCAAAAAGATGGTTACTTATATTCTAAATTATCCTCTGAAAGTGTTGCTTCTGTAGATTTAAGTGATTCAACTCTTACAATTGTACATCAAGAAACAGGTAAATCTACAAGTAATCTCGGTGCTTTAAGTTTAAATACGGGTAATATAGGATTTACAAGTGCATTCTTTGAACCATATGAGGGTAAATCATACAGTGTAGCATATGATGATGGTACATTTGAACCATTAAGTTCATCTCAAATTACTTTTGGTGCAAATGGAACAACAATTAATTTTGCTGGTCTTGAGGTTAGTAAGAGTGATGTAACTATCAATACTACAATTAAGAGACAAGGTATAAGGAGTAAGCAGAAGAATTATGATAGAAGTCATCAGGTTATTGTTGACAAATGTGTTACTGGAGTTAGCACTGCTATAACTGGTCTTACTACTAGTTTCTACTATGGTTTAAGGGTAGAAGATAGAGAAGTATCTTTAAATACTCCAGATGTTGTTAAAGTTCATAGAGTACTTGAATCTTTAGGTAAAGAAGCACCAGTATTAGACAAACTCACATTTGTTAGTGGTTTAGGGTTAGATGTAAATGCAATAATAGGAGAAAAGGTTATAGGTAAAGTTAGTAATGCTGTTGGGCAAATAGTAGTTGCTAATTCTGCAACTGATATCTCATATGTTTCACTAAATGCCAATAAATTCCAACTTGGAGAAAGTGTAATCTTTGAAGATTCGGGTATTGAAAGTTCTGTACAAAGAGTTACTGTTGGAAGTTACCTTGATATCACAGATAGATTCGTACTTGATGGTGGACAAAAAGAGCAATATTATGATTATTCGAGATTAGTAAGAAATAATCAATCCATTCCACCTTCTAGGAAATTATTAGTTATTTGCGATAGATATGTCGTTCCTGCTAATGATAATGGAGATTTTTATACTGTTAATTCTTATGATGAAGAAAGATATAGTACAGATATACCAAGATTAACAGATGGAACTAGAGTATCGGATATTCTTGATTTCAGACCAAGAGTTTCTGATTTCAGTACTGCTGCTCCTAATAAATCTCCTTTTGATTTTGCAAGTCGTACTTTTGGATCAACTAGTGTAAATACAACGTTAGTTTCTGCACCTAATGAAAGTTCAATATTAGGTGTTGAATATTACTTAGGAAGAATTGATAAAATTATTATAGACATTGATGGTAATATATCCGTCGTTAAAGGAACATCTGCTAGGAATCCAAAAGAACCATCAATTGTTAATGATTCGATGACACTTGCGGTTATCAAATTCCCACCATATCTTTTCCATCCAGATGATGCTGAGATAAGTGTAATTGATAACAAGAGATTCACCATGAAAGATATTGGTGTTCTTGAAGATAGAATTGATTTACTAGAATCTGTAACTTCATTAAGTTTACTTGAGTTAAGTACATCTACTTTACAAGTTCAAGATGCTCAAGGATTAAACAGATTTAAGTCTGGATTCTTTGTTGATGATTTTGCTGATGGTGGTAGAATAAACTTTGGTAATTTTGACACTAAGGTCGCTGTAAATGCAGGAGATAAAGAATTAGTTACACCTATTGATGTTTACTCATTAGAATTAGAACCTGCTTTTGCAACTAATGTTAATACTACAAGTTCAGATTTAAGTCAAGATTTGCAATTACTTGATAGTAATGTTCAAAAGACTGGAGATCTAATAACATTAAAATATGACGAAAAAACTTGGTTAGAGCAACCATTAGCATCTAGATCAGAAAATGTTAACCCATTTAACATGGTTGAATTTGTTGGAAGAATTGTTGTAACACCAGCTTCTGATAATTGGACAAGAACTGTAGTTGTACCAGGCGGAACTAGGAATATTACAGGAAATACTGCAAGAACATTCCTTGATCAAGTCTTAATTAGTAGCGAACCAGATACTTTCATGCGTTCCAGGAACGTTCAGTTCCAAGCTGGTGGTTTAAGACCTGTTGCAAGATTCTATCCATTTATGGATGGAATATCAGGTATAGATGTTGTACCTAAAGTACTTGAAGTTTCAATGACATCTGGTACATTTAATGTAGGAGAAACTGTTGAAGGATTTGTTGGTTCAGAAAAATTAATAACATTTAGAACAGCACGACCTGATCATAAAGATGGACCTTATAATGATCCAACTATAACCTATAATGCAAACCCATATAATACATCAGAATCTTTCTCTACTCAATATTCTGCATCAGGAACCACACTAAACGTTGACACTCGCTCTCTGTCCGCTAATGCTCAAGGATCATACTTTGGGTATGTAACGACAGGAATGAGTCTTGTAGGGGCAACTAGTGGTGCTACAGCGACCATTACAGATGTAAGGTTAGTTGCTGATACCTTTGGGGACTTAATAGGAACATTCTTTATTAGAGATCCTAATACAAGTCCACCACCTACGATTAGAATTAAAACAGGAGACAGAACATTTAGAGTAAGTACTAGTGTATCTGATGCTGAACAGTTACCTGGTAGTTTAATAATAAGTCATGGAGAAGGAATATATTCTGCAAGTGGAATAGTTGAAACATTTAGAGAAGATACTGTCGTTCAAACAGTACGTCAACGTCGTAGAAGAAGGAGAGGTGGAAAGGATCCTCTAGCACAATCATTTACTGTAGATGAAACAGGAGCATTCCTAACATCTGTAGATTTATTCTTCTCACATAAGGATGAAAATGAAAAATTATTTGTTGAGATTAGAGAAGTTGAACTTGGAACTCCAACAAACAGATTAGTTCATGATTATGCAAGAGCAGTTTTATATCCATCAGATATAACAATATCTACTGATGCTTCTGTTGCAACAAACGTTAAATTCCCATCTCCAGTATTTTTACAACAGAACAGGGAATATGCAATAGTTCTTCTTGCACCTACAACAAATAATTATGAAGTCTGGATTGCTCAGATGGGAGAAAGAACTGTAAATGGACAGAATTTACCTGATGCTGAAGCAGTAATGGTAACTAGACAGTATATTGGTGGTAGTTTATTCAAGTCCCAAAACGGAACTATCTGGACTCCAAGTCAGTTTGAAGATATGAAATTCAAACTTTATAAAGCAAACTTTGTTCCAGAATCTGGAACAGCGTTCTTCTATAATCCTGCTTTAGAGAGTGTAAATGAAAATGTACCTAGACTACAACCAGATGCAGTTAAGACCTATCCTAGAAAGATTGATGTAGGTATTACTAGTTCAACATTAACTTCAGTTGTGGATCAGTTAGTACCAGGTGCACGAGTAAAAGGAAGTTCTTCTCTAGCAAATGGTTATATTGAAAATGTTGGTGGTGGAGTTTCCTTTACAGGTATTACAACTTCAAATGTTGGTCTTGGTTATTCAGCAGGAACTTATGGAAATGTATCTCTATATCCAATTGTGGGTAGAGGAAGAAATTTAGTTGCTCAAACAGTTACATTTACTGCTAACGGATCCTTAGATGGAGTTATATTAAACACATTAGGTTTACAAACTGGAAACGGTTGGGTTGCTGGAGATGTGATTGGAATTACAACTGCTGATGTCGGTGGTAAAGGTAGTGGAGCAAGAATGACTATTAGGGATACAATGGATGTTGATACCCTATTTTTAACTAATGTTCAAGGAGATAACTTTACTGTTGGTGGCAATTTACAAATATATGTAAATGAAACACCTGGCGTATCATTAGCAAGTACTCAGATTACAAGTTCTGATGCTGTTGGTGGATTGTATAGTGGTAATGTTGTTGAGTTAACGCATTATAATCATGGTATGAGTGCAGATAATAACTTAGTTGATATAACTGGGGTAGCACCAGATACTGTACCTACAACTCTTTCAGTTGATCTTGATATAACAGATACTCAAATATCTCTTGCAGATACAACTTCATATTCAACATTTGAAGGTATTACAACTGCATCAGGATACTTGAAAGTAAATAATGAAATCATTTACTATGATAGTATTGGAAGTGGGCAACTTGGAATTGCAACTCGTGGTGTAGATGGAACTGCAATACAAAAACATCTTGTAAATGATCCTGTCTATAAGTATGAAGTTGGAGATGTTTCTCTAACAAGAATAAACACTGAACATAATATGTCTAGTGGTTTAACGAATTACAGAGATATTGATAAGTATCAGGTGGAATTCGATAGAACTAGCAGATCAAGTGGAGAGAGAACTCTAAACTTTAGAGAAGAATCTACTGTAGGTGGAAAGGATATTAGAGTATCAAGGAATATTCAATTCAATACAATTCAACCACAATTTGATATTATTACACCTGGTAGATCATCTAGTGTTACTGGAACAGTTAGAACTGTTAGTGGAACAAGTGCAGGTGGTGCTGAACCATCCTTCATAGATCAAGGTTTTGAAGCAGTTCAAATAAATGATGCAAATGAACTTTCCAGTACAAGAATAGTTTGCTCACAAGTAAATGAAACAACTAGATTGACTGCATTACCTAAGAATCGTTCTCTAACTGTTGGAGTCTCTATGTCTAGAGATCCAGATGATACGAACTTATCTCCTGCAATTGACACTCAAACTGCATTTGCGATCTTTGGAAGGAATCGTTTAAATAAACCAATTACAGATTATGTAAATGATTCTAGATCTAATCAACTTACTGGAGATCCACATGCATTTGTTTATATTTCCAATCAAGTAAATCTTGAGCAACCTGCAACATCTCTCAAAGTATTTGTTGCATCATATAGAGATGCAACTGCCGACTTTAGAGTATTGTATAGGTTGTTTAAGGCAGATTCCAGCGAAGTTGAACAAACATACTTACTATTCCCTGGATATGATAACTTAAATGATACTAATAATGATGGATTTGGGGATACTGTAATTAATGTTTCCCAAAATAGTGGAAGAGCAGATGCAATAATTGCTTCAAGTAATTTGGATGAATTTAATGAATATCAATTTAGTATTGATAACGTTGACCAATTTACAGGATATCAAATTAAGATTGTTGCTAATGGTTCTGATGAAGCAAGAGCACCTAGATTTAAAGACCTCCGTGCAATTGCATTAGCATAATGTCCGATTTGATTAGAGTTGAAAATGAACGGAATTTGTATCGAGATGCAAAGTCTGGTGCTATTGTAAACACGGACACTTTTGGGTATTCACAATACGTTTCTGAAAAGGAAAGAAGAATACTAGAAAAGAAAGAACTTGATGACGTAAAGAATGAATTAAGTGAAATAAAGAAACTACTAACTGAATTGACTAAACACTAAATAATTATAACTAGAAATTATATTTGAGCATAATTAATGGCAGTCTACGTTGCTAATCTCCAAATCAATCAAGGAGCTGATTTTAGTCAGATATTTAACCTTGCTAATACACAGGGTGATACCTCCTTCAATTTAACGGGATATTCAATATCAGCTGCTATAAAAAAGCATGCTGGAGCTGCTGATAGTACAGCAACTTCATTTACTGCTACCATTGAAAATGCTACTAATGGAACTGTTTCTCTTGCATTAACTGATACTCAAACATCAGCATTAAAAGCAGGAAGACATGTTTATGACGTTGTTATAACATCAAATACCACAACTCTAAAAACAAGAGTGATTGAAGGAAGTGTATTAGTACGAGAAGGGGTAACTTAAATGTCAAGTATCAGAGCAAGAGTTGGAGCAACTAACGCTATTAAAGTTATTGCATCAAATTCATTGGCTGGTTCGGGGAGTAAATTATCAGATGTATCTGATGTAGATACTAGTACTCAGGCACATAGGTTCGTTCTGACATATAATGCTAATACTCAAAAATATGAATTTGTAGATCCAGATGTTGTTCTAACATCAGCAGCTTCTACTACTGGAACAGTAATTGGAAGCAGTGGATTGCCCGATGCATTCTTGGATGCATTGGATACAGATACTAGCAGAAGTGCTAATGTTGATATGGATGGTGGGGTTTGGTAGTTTAAATTATAAATACATCTTAGATTGAATGAATAAAGTGAAATAAATGTAATATTCTCAAATGAGGGCATAATTAAATGGCAGCCGCTGTTATTCAGTTTAAACGAGGTACGTATGCAGGACTCCCTGCATTAAATGCTGGTGAACCAGGTTTTTCAACTGACAAGTACGATTTCTATGTAGGTTTAGACGGAACCTCAAACGGAAACAAATTTTTAGGAGCGTCGAGATATTGGACTAGAGAAGATGGTATAGATTCTTTAAGGTTAAATTTAGTAGATAGAGACGGAACCAATAGAATTGCATTAAGAGCACCGAATACTTTATCTGGTGTTACAACATACGTTTTTCCAGAAACACCAGTAGATGGTGGAACTCTAGTAACGAATGCTGCTGGTACTCTTTCTTGGTCTAGTTCACTAACACAGACTACTCTAAGTGCTTTATATGTAACAGGTCTATCAACTTTCCAAGGTAGAGTAGATATTACTAATACCACTGATTCATCTGATAAAGATACAGGTGCATTAAAAACAGAAGGTGGTCTTGGTATAGAACTATCAGCAAATATTGGTGCCAACTTGAAAGTTGGTGGAATGGGTACTTTTGTCGGTGCTGTAAACATAGATGCAACTACTCCTTCATCTTCATCACAAACAGGTGCTTTAATCGTTGATGGTGGTGCTGGAATTGCTAGAGATTTATATGTTGGTGCAGGATTAAGTGTTACTGGAATTACAACATTTGCAAGTACAGAACAAACAAATGCTGCAGGAACAGGTGCTGTAGATATTAAAGGTGGATTAAGTGTAGCTCAGAACGCATATATTGGTGCAGGTTTAAGTGTTACTGGTACATCAACACTACAAGGTGCTACCGTAATTAACGGTAACGTAAATCTTGGTAATGCTGAAACTGATGTTATTACTATTAATGCAGATGTTGCAGGAAATATCTTACCTGAAACTGATAATACGTATAACCTTGGTGATGCTTCAGCAGGTAAAACATTTGCTAATGCTAGTTTAAGTGGTATTGTTACTGCTACAAATGGTGCTGATTTTGGAACGGTACAAATTGGATTAACTTCCGAACGTACAATTTACTCTGATAATGGTCCTTTAATCCTTGATTCTCAGAATAATGAAGTTGTTGTTGATGCAACTCAACTAGTACAAGGTGCTCAAACCATAACAGGTAATCAGACAGTTAATGGTAGTGCTACTATTTCAGAAGTTCAAATTGGTGTTGTTGATAACACAACAATCAATACTTCTGCAGGAAATCTAAAATTAGATGCCTCTTCTAATACTATTGATATTAGTGCACAGCAGAATGTAACAGGAATGTCTACATTTACCAATGGTATTACTGCTACACACGGACCTGGAAAGGGTATTGTTGCAGGTAATATTGGTATTGCTACAGTAGATGCTAATACTATTAGTACGAATTCTGGAGATTTATATTTAAGAGCTGCTACTGGATCTGATTCTGTAAGAGTTACTTCAGACTTAATTGTTACTGGACAGATTAACGGTACTATTTCAGGTTCTATCTCAACTGCACAAAGATCAAGTTCTATTGACGTTAGTTCAGTTGCTGATACAAACGACAGATACTTATCATTTGTAAATGCATCTGCTGGAGATTTAGCAGCAACAGGTCTTGGACAGACCATGTTTGTTGATCCACAACTCAAGTATAATGCAAACACAGATACTCTAACTGTTCCTAATATACAAGCAGGTGCTGTTAAAGCGTCTGATGGAACAGATGCAATGACACTTGCTAATACTACTGGTAATGTAAGTTTCGCAAGTAGTGTTACTGTTACTGGAGATATTACAGTTTTAGGTTCTCAGTTTATTGTTAATACAGAGGCATTAAAGGTTGAAGATCCGATAATTGAACTTGGACTTGTTAATAGTGGTGGCGACTTAGTAGCACCATCTTCTGACAGTAACCTTGATGTTGGTATGATAATGCATTATTATACAGGATCTGCTGCTAAAACTGCTGCAGTATACTGGGATGATTCTGCACAGAGAGTTGCAGTTGCATCATCAGTTACTGAATCTTCAAATGTTATGACAGAAATTGTTTACGCAAACTTTGAAGTTGGTGGTTTATGGGTTAATGATGCTGCAGGACAGTCTCAGGTAATTGGGCACGATGGTAGTAATAGAGTTTTACAGAACATAACTGTTGACGGAGGTTCCTTCTAGTAGTATAAATAATACAATTGAATAATTAGTGATGCCGAATAATGAATTAGATTATCAGGTTTTGTTATCTACATATCAACGAAAATCTGCGGATTTACTTGCTCAAGTAATAGCACTTGAAGCAAGAGTTGGTCAAAATAATAATACTATAGACGCACTGAATAAACAGGTTACTGACTTGCTTAAAGAGTTAGAACATGCAAAAGAAGTTGTAGTAGGATTAAAGAGAGCAGAGTTGGAACGAGCAGATAAAGAAGAGGAAATAGTTACTGCTCCTAAATCAAAGTCGAAAACTAAACCGAAAACAATAAATAGAGAGGATGAAGGAGATTTCTAACTAATGGCAAAGCCCACCACTAAACAGGAGTTAATAGATCACTGCTTAAGGCAACTTGGTGCACCAGTTCTCGAAGTTAATGTATCGGATGAGCAACTTGATGATATAGTTGATGATGCAATTCAATATTTCCAAGAAAGACACTTTGATGGTGTCGAGAGGATGTATTTAAAATATTTAATTACTCAAGATGATCTTGATAGAGGAAGGGCGGATCCTCCAAGTGGAACTAGTGTCACATCAACAACTGGAACTGCTGCGGGGGGTTACGGAAGTAGTACTTGGTATGAAAATGCAAATTATATAAATGTTCCAGATTCTGTAATTGGTGTTGAAAAGATATTTAAATTTGATACTAGTTCAATATCTGGTGGTATGTTTAGTATTAAATATCAGTTATTTTTAAATGATTTATATTTCTTTAACTCAGTTCAGTTATTGCAATATTCAATGACAAAGAGATATTTGGAAGATATTGATTTTTTACTTACAACTGATAAACAAATAAGATTTAATAAGAGACAAAATAGATTATATCTTGATATAGATTGGGAATCTCAGGATAAAGATCAATATATTGTTCTTGATTGTTATAGGGTATTAGATCCTTCAACTTTCACTAATGTTTATAATGATAGTTTTTTAAAGAGATATTGCACTGCCCTTATCAAAAAGCAATGGGGACAAAATTTAATTAAATTTAGAGGAGTAAAATTACCTGGTGGAATAGAATTTAACGGTAGAGAAATCTATCAAGATGGTGTTGACGAAGTTAAGGAGATCAGAGATCAAATGTCATCAACATATGAATTACCACCTCTAGATATGATAGGATAATGCCATTAAATCCATTCTTCCTTCAAGGATCTGCATCAGAACAAAGACTTGTACAAGATCTCATCAACGAACAGTTGAGGATGTTTGGTATTGAGGTTTATTATTTACCTAGAGAAATAAAAAATAGAAAACAAGTTTTTCAGGAAGTACAAAGTTCAGAATTTGATGATAATTTTTTAATAGAAGCATATGTAAACACATATGATGGATATACAGGTGGTGGAGATGTATTAACCAAATTTGGTATGCAACTCAAGGATGAATTGGTTGTAACTATATCTAAGGAAAGATGGGAAGACTATATTGCACCATTTTTAGCAATGGGAGATGCATATGAAACAGAACTTGCACATAGACCTAGAGAGGGTGATTTAATATACTTCCCATTAGGTGGTAGATTTTTTGAAGTAAAATTTGTAGAACATGAGAATCCATTCTACCAATTACAAAAGAATTATGTTTATGAACTTCAGTGTGAATTATTTGAATATGAAAATGAGGTTATTGATACTGGTATAGAAGCAATTGATACTAAAGTATCTAATGTTGGAGAAATTATCAATCTTAAGATGATTGGTTATGGAAATACTGCTACTATCGGTGTTGATATGGCAACTGGTTATGTAAGAAATGTACATTTGGATAATGATGGATATGGTTATTATTCAACACCAACAGTAACATTTTCAGCAGCACCTGCTAGTGGTAGAACTGCTACTGCAGTTGCTATTACAACATCCATCGGAGGACAGAGGTCAATAAAAGAAATTGTATTGACTGATGCTGGTAAAGGATATCTTTCAGAACCTACAATTACTATTTCTGGAGGTGGAGGTGTTGGTGCAGCTGCAACTGCAGGTATTGAAACTTATAGGCAAGGTGTAACTAGAGCAAATGTTATTTCTTCTGGAAATGGTTATACTGATGTTCCTCTAATAACCTTTGGATCTCCAACTTATACTGGGGCAGCAGGAACAGCAGTAGTAGCAAATAATATAGTTACTGGAATATCTTTAAGTAGTGGTGGAAGTAACTATGATCCAGATGGGAAGATAGGTGTTACAATAACTCCACCATCTGGTTCTGGATTTGTACAAGCAACAGCAAATACAGCAATTGCAAATGAAAAATTAGTAAGTCTTTCAGTTGGTAATGCGGGTATAGGATATAGTGTAGAACCTACTGTAACACTTTCTGCTCCTACTGGAGTTGGATCTACTGCAGTCGTTAGTGCTACAATAAATGCAAATGAAAACCTTGAGACTGTATCAATTGCTTCTTCTGGACAATTCTACGTTGGAAATCCAATATTAACAATTGATTCTCCTACAGGAATTGCATCTACAGCAACTGCTAATACAACATTCACATCAAATCTTGGGATATCTACATTCTCTTATAGTTTAACTAGTGTAGGTAGATATTATCTAAGTCCACCAACACTTACTATCAAATATCTTACATTATCTGCAGGATTTGATGCCACTTCTCCAAGATTTGGAACAGTAGCATGGAAATTAATTGATGCTGATAGCGATAGAAATTTAACATGGAAAGGAAATCAAACTACTATTGGTGCAGAAGGTGCTGTTCAATTATTCTTTAAAACTCAAAGTTCTACAACAGGTGTTTCAACATTCTTAGAATTAAATAAAGATAGTAATGGTAGTAAAGCAGAAGATACTAATTTAAGAATAAACACCAATGGAAATGTTGAATTGGGTATTGGAACAGTATCTGTTGCATCTACTGTTGGTGGATCTGTAAGAGATGATGCTTGGCATTATGCTTACGTAGAATCTAAGAATGAATTTGGTGCTCAGAAAATTTCTCTATCAGTAGATGGTGGAGATTATTCAAGTGTATTCTTCCCATTAGCAGGAGATAAAGAACTGATAACTAATGCTAATTTAACACCACCTATTTTAAAGAACTCCTATAATAGTGGTATTTTTGTAGATGATATATTCTCAACTATTATTATTGGGTCTGCTTCATCAACACCACCATCTAGTGGCATTTCCTCATATACTGTAGATTCTGATACAGTAACTTATGATGATTTTGAAAATCAAATAGGTTCTGAGCAAGAATTAAGTATTGATACAACTATTGAAAATGGAGAAGTGGCATCTCTTGTTAATAGTAGTTCTACTTTAACAGGAATAGTAACTGCTGTAAATTCTGCAATTATAGATACACCAATTGGTGTTGCAACTAATTTTAGAGCAACAGCAACAGCAACTATTAGCGAAGGATTTGTAAATACAGTTTCTATCGCATCTTCAGGTGCTGGTTATCTAACTACACCTACTATTGTGGTTAGTGATCCAACTGGAACTGCTACTGAATTTACAGCAACAGGTAGAGCAAAATTAAATGGTTATGGACAGATAAGCGAATTTGAAATTCTAACTATGGGTGGAGGATATCTATCTGCTCCTAGTGTAACTATTGATGCTCCACTTGGACAAACAGCAGAGGGATATGGAAATGTTGGTCTTGATGGAGTGATTGATAGTATAACATTTACTAAAACAGGTATTGGATATACTGTGCCACCTACAGTAAGTATTGCTAATACTATTGGTGATAGGGATGGACAATCTGGATTCTCAACTGCCACTGGTGTTGTTGTTCTTGATGATACAGCAAATGATATTGAACGTATTAATATCACCAGTCCAGGTGCAGGTTATCTCGGACCTTGCACGGTATTGGTACAAGATCCAGCAGCACTTGGTGGAAATGCAGGAATAGGAACATTCTGGTTCAATGAGGTTGTTATTGGTGCAAGTTCTAGTGTAAGTGCACGAGTTAAGAATTGGGACCAGGAAGAAGGTGTTCTTCAAATTGGACAAGAAAATGGAACATTTGATGTAGGAGAAAATATTATTGGACAGTCTTCGGGTGCTATATATGTTTTAGATAAGTATATGTTACTCTCTGAAGTACCTGCAGCAGGTTCAGTTCAGAATATAGATGATTATAATCAAAATGATCTATTTGAAGGAGAAGCAGATATGATTTTAGATTTTACAGAAGTTAACCCATTTGGCGAAGTATAATGTTAGGAAGTCATTACTACCACGAAATAATGAGAAAGAGCATTGTATCTTTCGGAACATTGTTTAATAATATTCATATTAAGCATTATGATGGACAGACGGATGATGTTGTTGATGAAATGAGGGTTCCATTAGCATATGCCCCAAGACAGAAATTTTTAGCAAGATTAACTCAACAATCAGATTTAAATAAGGCAGTAGCAATATCTTTACCAAGAATGTCTTTTGAAATGACATCTTTAACTTATGATGGAACAAGAAAGACAGGAATGACTCAAACATTCAGAGCAGTTGATACAGCATCTTCAACAATGAGAAAAGTTTATATGCCTGTTCCATACAATATTGGATTTGAATTGAATGTATATTGTAAGTTAAATGATGATGCATTACAAATCGTAGAACAGATATTACCATTCTTTCAACCATCTCTTAATGTAACTATTGATCTAGTTAAATCTATTGGAGAAAAAAGAGATATTCCAATAGTTTTAAATAATGTTTCTTTTATAGATGATTATGAAGGAGATTTTTCTACAAGAAGAGCACTTATTTACACACTAAACTTTACTGCTAAGACATATCTATTCGGTAAAATCGCTGATAGTCCTGAAGGTCTTATCAAGAAAGTTGAAGTTGATTACTATACTAATACTGATCCAGTAACTGCTAAGAGAGAAATGAGGTATACAGTTACACCAAAAGCAACAGAAGATAAAAATAGCGATGGTGTTATTGATACAATAGATGATGCTTTACTTGGTCCTGGAGATGATTTTGGATTCTCCGAAGGATTGGAGTTCTTTCAGGACGGAAAGTAAATGAAAGATCAATTTGAAGATTTAAATAATGCTCTTAACACTGCTTCTGATATCGTTAAATCAGAACCTCAAGAGGTGAAGATTGTAAAAAGTCTAAAATCTGATGATAAAGATATTCAAAAAGACTATGAATATACTAGAGGTAACTTATATTCTTTGATTGAAAAGGGCCAGGAAGCAATCAATGGAATCATGGAGGTTGCAGAAGAAGGTGCTAGTGCTAGAGCATATGAAGTTGCAGGGCAATTAATTAAAAGCGTTGCAGATACTACAGATAAGTTAATAGATTTGCAGAAAAAACTTAAAGTTTTAGAAGAGGATACACCTAAAACTACTACAAATAACGTAACAAATAATGCATTATATGTGGGGTCAACTTCAGATCTAGCAAAGTTACTAAAGCAAGGAATGATAAATAATAGTACATCAGACACTTAAACTTACAAATGGAGTCCTGTAAAAAAGGATATTACTATTGTAATACCGATGAAAAATGTAAGTTAATTCCAGAGGGATATATGGTACAACCCGATGGAATTTTAGTCAAAAAAGATGTCTCCGAAGAAAAGGAGAACAAGGATCACGAAGTTTCAATGGCGCATAAGCAGTTATCCAAAACTGAACGAAACATCGCTAAACTTAAAAAAGCATTAGGCAAGAAAGAGAAAGATATACCTGCGTGGGTTCAAGCACAAATAACAACAACTACAGATAAAATGGATTCTGCATCCAGTTATATGGAGAATTCTGTTTCAATAGAGGATGCTAATGGTAAACATTATGCAGAATTTATAGATGTTGTGTCTCCTGAACCCTTGCGACCTTCAAAAGGTATAGGTAGTGATCTTATTGCTAGTGAGAAACTTCAGTTATCGCATTACGACTGGAGAGAAAAACTTGGACAAGAAAACACAATCTGGCAAAGATGGACTGGACCCGCAAGTAGAGAATCTTGAAAAGAGGATTCAAAACTTGGAGAAAATGGTAAGTCTTGCACAACAAACTATAGAGCATGATCAACATGCTAATGGTTTGCTTCCAAACCACAAACCTGTAAAACATTTTCCCAATGAAATGACATAGGAGATTCTATGAGTGATAATGTATATTTGGGTAATCCAAATCTGAAAAAAGCGAATACTCCAATTAATTTTACAGAGGAGCAAATACTAGAATTTATAAAATGCAGGGAAGATCCTGTATATTTTGCGAAAAATTATATAAAAATAGTAACCCTTGATCATGGGTTACAACCGTTTAAATTATATCCATTTCAGCAGAAGTTATTAGAAAACTTCCATGGAAACAGATTTAATATCTGTAAAATGCCTAGACAGACAGGTAAATCTACAACTTGTGTGTCGTATTTGTTGCATTATGCAGTTTTTAATGATAATGTCAATATAGCAATACTAGCAAACAAAGCATCAACTGCTAGAGATCTACTTGGTAGGTTACAACTTGCTTATGAAAATTTACCCACTTGGATGCAGCAAGGTATTATTGCATGGAACAAAGGATCACTGGAGTTAGAAAATGGGAGTAAAATATCGGCAAACTCTACTTCTTCATCTGCTGTCCGAGGTGGATCCTATAATGTCATCTTTCTTGACGAGTTCGC